CTTCTAAATGTATTTCTAAATAATTATCCCAATTTTCTTGATAACCACCTTTAAATAATCTTGTCATACTAGCCGTTCCCATATTGTATGATTGATGTTTACATTCTTTATCATAATCATAATCATATTCGTTTATATTGTCTTCTATCTCATTAAGATATCTTCTTTTTGCACTTCCTATATCATTATATACTCCTAAGATTTCCATTTGATTACTTCCATTATAACCTAATTGATATACTACATATACTTTCATATCATCACTCCTTAATTAAAATATCTATTTCCAATTCCTTCTTCAAGCCTATCGTCAAACCAATGCCAAATATCTTCCTTATTTGCTCCTTTATTCCAGTTATAAAAATCTTCTTCGATAATTGTGCCGTCTTCATTTACTGGTATATTCCCAAGTTGTTCCCACATTTTATCTAAAGTATTATCATATTCTTCTTCTGTTACATAAGAATATGAATTTAAAAATTGTTCTCGTGTTAACCAAAGTAAATCGTTCATTTTTTCTTTATCATCAATAAAATTCATATTTACCTCCCTAATTAAATAATTCTATTACCAAGTCTTCGTAGTCAAATGTTTCTTCTTTAATTTCTTCCCAATGTTCATTCACTATGTCGCACAATCTTGCCAAACATATATCTTCATCAATTTCTAGCCAAGTATCATATATATAATCTAATTTTGCAAGGCTTTCTTCATCTCTTTCTATACAACTTAATATATATAATTTTGTTATATCTATTTTTTGCCTATCTATTTCTTTTAACATTTCAAAATACTTTTCCATAGCTATTCCTCCCAACTTAAATGACTATAATTAAAAGCTCCCATAGGGTTAAAACTTACTTTTATTATTGTATTATCGCTTTCATTTCCTAGTTTTTCTATTAATTCTGCAATTAAACTTAATTGATTTGTTTTTTCGCCCATTTCTATTTCTTCGTCTAAAATTATATCCGCTAAATGTTTCATAAAGCATTTTTTAACTTCTCTAACTTTGCCTATAACATCTTCGTCGTCATAAATTACTTCAAAATTTCCCATTTAATTTTCCTCCACGATTTTAAATTTTATATTACATCTTCCTAACATTGCTTTTGTTACTTCTATATAGTCTTTTTTCATTTCCTTACATTCTTTTTTTGTTTCACATTCTTCCATTAATTTTCCGTTGCCATATAATCTAAACATTATTCTTCCTCCTTAAATCCTAATACTTTTAATTCTTCTATTTTTTCATCAATCATTTTACTTGATACTGTTTTATCTGCACCTATTGTAAAACTGCCTACTTTATATGTCTTGTTATCATAATCAATTCTTAATTGTCTTTTTGTATAGCCATATTTGTTTTTACAAGCCCAAATTGCTATTTTCATTTTTATTCCTCCTTATTTAATTAAAAATTCGTAATTTCCCCACCATTTCTCTTCATTATCCATGTCTGTATAAGTTATACTTTCTTTATCTTCTGTATCTTCTAATGTATAGTCTACATAAATACTATTTCCTATTTTTATGTCTTTTTTATAATATAAACTTTCATTATTTAGACGTTCTATTTTTTGAAATATTTTTTCATATTGTTTGTTTAATATGTCCATAGCTTGCCATAATTCCATATTGTCAAATGGCTCTAATTGGTCTGCATTTTCTTCTATGTCTTCCAAACTTAAATATGCCGTTTTAAATTGTGCTAAAATTTCTAATTCAGTCATTTTAATCCCCCCCCTTTTTAAAATAATGGTATGTTTTCTTCTTCTTCTCTCCAATTTATTGGAGTGTAATCTAATGCCATTAAAAAACTATGATAAATTGCATTTAATGTTTCATATCTTTGGTTATATGTTCCTTTTAAACAGTTTTCAATTTGTACGGAAAACAAAACCTTTTCTAATCGATTTATTTCTGCTGTTGTTAATTTTTCATAAGTCCAACTTTTCTTTATGTTTTCGTAAAAATTGTCTAGTGCATTTTCTTTTATTTGTTCTTCTCCTACAATTTTATACATATTTATTCCTCCATTTCTTTTTTAGTCATTTTATCAAATCCCATTTGATATAAGAATTCGTTTATATGCCTTGCTGTTGTTTGACTATACCAACCATTTACAATAGCTTTGCCGTCCTCAATTTTTGCTACAATTGTGCTATAACTTTGTAAATATAATGCACCATTGTATTTTAAAACCTTTGCTTTCTTATAAAAACTTGCTCTTGCATCATATTTACTTTCTAAATATTCTTCAAATTCTCCATATTCTTTTACTTCATAACATTCTTTTTCATTAATTTTCATAACTATTCCCCCTTGTTACTTAATATTTCCAAAAAGTTTGCTGTATTCTTTAAGTTAGTATATACCATTTCCTGTGTTTGTTTTCTTTGTTTTTCTTGCCATTCTTTAAGTTCTGCATTTTCTTTTCTTAATTTTCTTACCTCGTAAACCAAGTCTGCTAAATCTAGTATTAGTTCTTCAATATCTATTATTCCCATAACTATTTCTCCTTAATTATTCCTCCCAATCCCTGTTTTGTTTCAAGCTTTCTATTAAATTCTCATTTAATCCTTGCCTATCTTCTTTTGAGCTATATTGATAAGAATTAAAATAAATTTCGTAAATTAGTTCTAAAAGTAAATCCCTTGAAATTTCTGCACTCATTTTCCAGTAATTATTTGCAATAAAATCATATAGTCTGTCTTCTTTAATTGCCTTTAATATTTCATTTTCCATTTTCATTTCTCCTTTTAAATATAATTTTTATTTCTTAAAAATTCGACTAATGCGTAATAACCACTTATACTATAATTTTCAGTTTCTTCGCTTTTCGTATATTCCTCGTATATTTCACAAGCCTTTTCAAAAATAACATCACAGTCGTTTTCTTCTTGTTCCTTAAAATAATCTTGTAACAAATCATAACCTAGTACAAAAATATAGTAACAATCAGTTCTATTATATTCTTTCTCCATAATTATTCTCCTTTCAATACATAAGTAATTGTCGAACGACACTATTCTATAAGTTGTCCTTTTTCATTAAATTCCCAACAGCCAAGGAATTCCGTTGTTACACTCTTATTATCTACAAAACACTCTACATCAATTGATATTATGCCGTTCCATTCACTTCTAATCCACAAAAAACCTTTTGTGTTTTTTAAAAATTTTAATAATTCTTCTAATCCTTTATTTGCCCTTGTATCACAAGCATTATATAAATCCATATAATTCATAATAGTTCCCCATTTCTATTGATATATTGTGCCGTCTATAAAATATTCATTTTCACTTAATATGTCCTCAATATCTTCACGGCTATATTCTGACTCAATTAATTCATAGCCATATTTCATAAGTTCATAATTCATATTGTATATTTTTTCTTTTAGTTTTTCTTCTTGCTTATCCGTCAAATAATCATAATTTGGATATTCTAAGCAAAAACTTCTTTCGTGGTAATATCTGCAATAATTATCGTGTTTTACATATATTAATTTGCCATAATATTCCACTTCAAATTCAATCATTGCTCCGTCGCCTTGACAATAACCTAAAGAATAATATATTTTAGAAAATACTGCTTTATCTTTAAAATATTTCTGTAATAATTCTTTTGCTTTTTCTGTCATATCGTTTTGCAAAAAATCCTCGCAATAGCTTTCTGTCTGATATTCTCTTTCTTTTTCAATTAATTTTTCCTGAATATCTTTATCTAATTCGTGAAATTCATATACTTTCTGTGTTATTTCTCGCATTTTTACCACTCCTTTTTAATTTTTTCTTGTAATTTTTCTAATTGTTTTAAATATTCCCTATCTTTTTTCTCTAATCTTTCATAATATTCGTTTATTTCTTCAATTTCGCCCTTTAAATTTTGCCTTGTTAATATAGAACGGCAAACAATTTGCATTTCAGTATCTATGCTTTTTACTAATATTTCCACTTCATTTTCATTAAATTCAATTTTCACAGTTACCACTCCTATTCTTTTATTTCTGTATCTACTATGCGTATTTCACAATGATTTTCTACAAAATATCCCTCATTATATGCCGATAATATATGGTCATCTCTTTCTATTGTGTCATATTCTTTATCATTTATTTCATATTCGAATTGTTTTTTCATATATTCTACTGCCTTTTTTCTGTCCTTAAATAACTCCACATGAATTGTATTATCATAATCATAACTTATATCTACTATTACTAACCAAACTTTCATTTTCTCCACCTCTTAAAATTCAATTATTAGTAATCTTTTGCCGTCCACATATTGCACATTTATTTCTACGGCTATTTTATCTAACAATTCTACTGGTACATATTTATTGGTGTAAAATCCAAAACTTGCACCACTTGCTTTCTCGATTATTTCAATATTTACTTTTACATCTTTTATCAAATCTACAATATCTTTAATATACATTTTTATTCCCCCTTTTATTCTCTCGTTCTATCATTTTAATCATTCCACTAGCCAAACTTTCAATTTCGTTATATCCTAAATGTATCATTGTTTCACTCTTGCAATTTTTTATATCTTTTAATATATTTAATATTCCATTAGCTCTATTTATGATACAATCTCCTATTATTTTATTCATAAATTATTCCTCCATATCATAATATTCCATAAAGTACCCAAAATCTTGCCAAAACAACTCGTAGTGTATCAATTCTCCATAGTCTGTGCGTTCTATTAGTGTTATTTTAGCTGTATTTATTATATAAATTGCACTTGCTACTGCTCCAATTATAAAAAACACTATACATAATAATATTTTTTTCATACTACACCTCTTTCAACCATGGAACTTGCCCATTTTTCTCATAATATTCAAATATTATATCTCTAACTGTTGCGATATATTTTGTATGAAATCTTTGCCCACGATATATCTTGCCGTTTCTATATACTGCTAAAATTTTAAAATAATATCCGTCATTATCAATTTCTGCTATTGCATTTATGCCCACATTATCTAATTCGATATTAAAATTATCGAATTTCTCTATCATTTTCGCACCATTTGGTAAACTTTTTCCCTTAAAATATGAACCAATTCTATTTATGCTCATTTTTTACACCTCTTCCTACTACATAAGTAAATACCGAACGACACTTTAATTTTGCCGACAATATTTCGCTATTTTTCCGCCAAATTTCAGCATTTAGCGGAAAATGTTCCACGATATACAATTCTATTGTAGACACTCATCAAAATCTTGTGACCATTCTACATCTGTCATAACATAATCCCAAGAAGTACCACAATGTTCTACGCATAATATATCTAAATCTAGCATATCGCTATATGATAATATTATTCCGTATTCTTTCAATGTTTCTCTTTCATAACTACTTAAATTGCATAAATAGTATTGATATATTTCTTCTTCAAATTCGTCCATATTATCCCACACACTATAATCAATCGCAGTTATGTCATTACAAATAACCAAATCTTGAATATATGCGTTTATTAATCTCCTATAAGATACTCTACCTGTGCGTAATTCCTCAGCATTTAAATTCCCTTTACTGCTAATATAAAACTTCTTCATTTTAATCAATCCTTTCATTTAATAAGTAAAATCCGAACGACACTTGTTTTTGCCGTGTTTTTTCTTTGTTCTATTACATAAGTAAATATCGAACGACAACCGTCGAATTTTTTGGTATGCGTTTTTTATTATTTTTTTATCACAACGCACCTACGCAAAAAATATCATTTGACTTTTGCCGACAATATTTGTTAAATTTTAGAACTTAAAAAAACTTTTTGTTATTACATAAGTAAAATCCGAACGACAAGTTCTTTCTGCCTGTGTTTTTTATTCCGTATTTTACCGTAACAGCATTCTTCTTTTTTTGCATCTGTTTTTTACCTCTTTCCATAACATAAGTAAAAAGCGAATGACATAAAAAAAGAACGGATTTTTTATCCGTTCCCCTCATACTACATAGCACATATCAACCGCTTTTTTTCTTATGCGTTCGATTGTAGTTTGTACACTACTCTTGCTAATTCCTAATATTTCAGCTGTTTTTTGTCTACTTTGCACTTTACTGTATATGTTTAATATCTCTTTTTGTCTTTCCGTTAATCCTAATAAATCTATATTATAAGTCTTTTTTTCTCTTAAATTCTCATAAAAACTTTCTTTTTTACGTTCATAGTTTACATATGATTGTATATCTGTATTTGTTGCGTTTGTTTCCTCATTTACTACTATTTCTACATTGTTTATTTTATCTATTCTATAATTATACATATATTTATTTATTTTTTTATAACACTCTTTAGTTATTTTATAATTATTTTCAATTATTTCTAATATTACAATACTTTGCAACTCTTTGAATGTTTCAACGTCTTTACGTTCTATTATTTTACTAGCCCAGTTGTTCCCGCTTGCTTCAATAACTTTTAGACCTTTTAGCACTACTCCTCTTGCTACCTCTTGCAAATTTTCAATTTCTACATTATCACCTATTTTATAAATTTTTTTATCCATTTTTCAATACCTCACCTTCAAATTTTTTTATAATAAAATTACATCTAAAAAACTTCTATAAAGCTTTTTGTTATTTCCTACTAATAACCAGTCAACTTCATTTCCGTTTTCTTCGTTCTCATATACTTCGTACCTGCTACCATTTACAATGGTATATCCTATCTTATAATAATTTTCCATGTTATAAAACCCCCTAATTTTTATTAATATATTACAAATATCTTTCCTAGCAATCCACTTTTATATACTATGTTGATTAAATTTAATACAAGCATATAATCACATAAACCAATAACAAACAATGTTATTTTTATTCTTTTTAGTATCCTTTTTTTCATAGTTCCAAACCCCTTTCTTATATTCATTTTTCAACGTCCTTTTTTGTTTACGTTGTATACTATATCACAAAATTACTATATCACAAAATTTTATTTTGAGCGATTTTTAACTGTTTTTATTATGTTTTATCTTATTTTCTCTTTTTTTCTCTTTTTTTCTTATTTTTTTGTTTTTTGTGGTATGCTCATTTTATTTCTGTTTTTTGTGCCGTTTGTGATATAGTTTTATGAGGTTTGGAGGTTATTTTTAAGAATCTGCGTTGTTACCATTATATTATTTCGTGGAAATATTTGCGTATTTTATGCGCTAAAATGATAATATAAAAAATAGATATTTTTTTAATTATCATCGCAAACCTTACAGTCTCAACGGTTTCAAGGATTTGAAAAATCGCAAGGGGGGACGGCAGAGTGTCGGAGCCAAGGGTCACCTCCCGAAATTTTTCAAAAACCGCAGTGGCGAACATTATGTAAACTTCCAAAAATGTGGAAACTGTGGAAAACTATGTGGAAAGTTTTTTTATGTAAACCAAATGAGAGCTGAAGAGAGAGAACTTTATGCGGAGGCGTGGAGTGAGCCGCCGCAAAAGAGAGCGATAGCAGCTCTCATTTTAAGGGAAAGGAGAATATTGTAATAAAGAGGTAAAGATATTGAAATGTGGGGAAAATTATGATATAAAAACAATATAGGCGAACGTATTGTTTGTTAGGAGGTTTTTATGTTAAAAGAGAGAGTCATAAAGTGTTTAATATGTGGAGGAAGGGGAGAATATAGGGAAGCGTATGATTATTTAGGGGAAGGAGAAGCGTGGAGAATGAGGGAGTGTGAAGACTGTAAAGGAAGAGGATGGATAATAATAGAAGGAGGTGAGGAGTAGTGGAGAATACTATAAGAGAATTAGAGGAATTAATTGAAACTGTTAAAGAACAGGGGTTAAACCCAAGATTAGCGAATTTTATAGAGGAATTAATTAACGGTTACAGGACCTTAGAGAAACATATAGGATTCTATGAGAAGCATGGTAGCTATAAGGCAAGGATATTTGAGTTGCAGGATAAGAACTCTGAATTAGAAGAACAGGTAGAATATCTTAAACATGAGGTTGAATTGGCTAGAAGTTCAGTAGAGAAGCTTGTAAAGGAGAAGATGGCTGCGAAGGCAAAAGTGGATAATTTACTAAAGGAGCTTCTGAGAAAATTAGACGAGCCTTGCGATGACAGATGGGAAAAAGATAATAAGGATTACTATGCAAAGATAAAAGCTCAGATAAATATTATAAAACAACTAAAGGAGGGATAATGTGGAGGAAGATATAAAGGTACTAGAGGAATTAAGGAACGACATGTATATTGGTATATCTGGTTGGGTAGACAGGTTAGATAAAAGAGAGAAAGAAGCACTAGATAATCTAATAAATTTTTGTAAGCAGGTAATGAGCGGAGAAGCGTTTCAGGTTATTTTAAGGGAAGAAGAGTGGAAAAGTAAGATTGATGAAAAAATAAAGGAACTGGAGATAGACAAGTTAAATTGTAGTGATGATGTTTATAAGACCCAGCTTATTGAATTTAAGATAAATTTATTAAAGGAGATAAGGAGGGAATAAAGTGGAAGATGCTATAAAGACACTAGAAGAAAGAGTAAGAATAGATAGACTGGCTAGACAGAATAGCACAGAAAGTGATTTTGATAAATTTTGTGAAAGCGAATGTTTAGCCATAGAAAAACTAATAAAAGGTTATAGGGAACTGGAAGAAAGGAATAAATACTGGAACGATAGAATTGAATATGCAAAGAAAGAAACAGAAGGATTAAAAATGTATGAAATGGGTATGGCTTGGGAAGATATGAAAAAAGATTTAGAAAACAGTATCCCAAAATCAAAAATAGAAGAAATAATAAAAGAATTAGACAGTATGATAAATGAAATATCAAAAGGGAATTTACAAAGATATACGATAGGAGAAATAATTTGTTTTAAAAAGATATTACAAGAACTTACGGAGGAATAGTATGAAATTAGAAGGTTTAATAAAATACCATGAAAGAAAAGCATACGAAGATAGGATAAGAGAGTTAGAAGAAAGCGAAAAATATTTATATGATGCATACCAAGACGCAGGAAAGAAAATGTTTGAATATGCTGAAAAATTAGAAAATTATGGAGGATAATACGTTTTAGGAGGTGAGAAAATGGGAAAAGTAACTTTTGAATTGGATGATGTCGAAGAAGGATACGATATAAATTTAATCGTTGGTAGACACAAACTAGCTAATGCTGTTAATGAATTGAGCGATTTGTTTCGTCAGATTTATAACGGAAAAATCTATGATGATAAAGATGTTATATATGTTAAAGAAGATGGTTGTGTAGCTACTAATGAAGATTATGAGAAGGCTAACTTGGAAGGTAAACTTTTATCTGGTGGAACACATTATTTAAGACAAGGTTTTGTTGAAGCAGAATTAGACAAAATATTAGATAACGTAAGACAATTTTTGTATTTTTAGGAGGGAAATATGTTTTTTAAATCTAAAAGAAAAACCACTCATCAAGAAATGGTTAATAAAATTGATTTTTTACAAAAAGAACTTGAAAAAGTTAATAAAGAAAAAGATTTTTGTTTGAATGATTTAAAAGAAAAACTAAAAAGCAAAGAAGCAGACCTATATGCTGCTAATCAAATTGTTTCTGAATTACTAGACATAGTAAGAGATAGCGTACCTAAAGAAGATATTAGAGAACTAATTGACGAACTTAAACTTATGCGTGATATGGTTAGGGTTACAGGAGTAGATATAGCTATCGCAAAATTAAATGAAGCATTGGAGGTGGAATACTATGGAAAATAAAGAATATGAAATACCTAAAGAGGTGGAAGAACTAGCTGAGGATTTATCAGGTGGATATTTTAACTATAGACTTGTTGAAACTGTTTATAGTTACGGCGAAGATATAGAAGAAAAACACTATGAAATATATGAGATATACTATAAGGCTGATGGTAGTATATGGGCGTGGACACAAGAACCTGCTAAGTTGATGTTTGAGGATTTTGAAGATGTAACAGAGACAATTAGACACATAGCAGAGTGCTGTGAAAAGACAGTTTTAAGATTTAAAGATGAAAATAAGAAAGAAATCTACGATACTGGAGAGAAAATTGAAGGTTATATACCAATTTTTAAAAAATAAAGTGCGTTTTTTGTGAAAAGATGCGTGTAAAGTGGTTGGAAAAATGTGAAAAAATAACGGAAAATTGTTGAAAAATGTGAAAATTTCTCAAAAACATAAGAAAAATATGAAAATTAAGAAAGGAGTGTTTTTTATGTCTAACGATATATCTTTTTGTGCTAATTCCAGTTGCCAAAGAACTGACTGTAGAAGACATTTGACTAATATTCCAGGAGGAATTTATTCTATGAGTCAATTTAGTAACGGAAACGGAGATGGTTGTAGTGGATATTGGAGTAAAAATAAATAAGGAGCAGTTTCAAAAGCTCGCACCATCCGATAAAAAATTTAAATTCTTAACTGGTGGAAGAATAAATATTAAAGAATGGGAGGAATACAAAAAATGGCTGGAAAAATTTCAAGTGTAGTGGCTTGTGTGATTTTTATAGGTTTTATAATTTTTGTGTGTTGGGATTTAACTATTGAAGCAGAAAAAATGATTTATGAATGTACTGATTTTCAAGGGAATCTTGTTTATTGTACTTCTGCTTATACTAGTAGAGGTGGTATGTTTGGAACTACTGAAGATGGTACACGCATAACACTTACTAGCTATAAGCAGATACCAAAGACAGAACGCAAAGACATAGGTAGTAACTAGTAAACATGGGTGTTAAGGAGTGATTCTAATGAAAAAGCAAGAGAAAGTTATGTTTCTTTATGGAAAATTAGGTCCCAAAAAGAGAGCTGTTCTCTACTGCTCTTTACACAAATGCTTTATTAGCAAAAAGGACCTATTTACAAAAAACTTTAAATGTGAAAAATGTATACATAGGAAAGATGCAGAGGAGGCGTAATATGGGACATTATATAAATAAAAGAACTACTATAGACGCAGAAACAGGAGAAGTTCTAAAAGAAAATAATTGGATAGGCTATGACGGTTTTAATGATAAGGGATATAAATATCGTGGAAGAGCAGTTCATCTCAGATATTTTTTTGATTCTTTACCTAACAATCTAAGTGAAGCGGCTTGGCTTATGCTATTTATGATTGCAGAAATAATGACAGAAGAAAATGTTTTAGTTTATAGGGTTGAAAGAAAAAGTAAATTTAGCTCTATAATTTATAAACCTTATGATAAAGAAGAAATAAAAAGCAGACTTAGATTTAAATATGGTCAAAACAAATTCGATAGATGTTGGAGAGAATTGACAAAACATTGCATAAAAAGAATAAGATATTACGATAATTGGGTTTGGGCAGTAAATCCAACAGTCATAAACAAATGTGGATATATTCCTTTTTGGCTATGTGATGAATTTAAGGAATATATGACTCCTCATCTAACTGCAAGTACGATAAAAAAATTACAAAATAAAATAGACAATCTTTATTGATTGTCTATTTTTTACTTTTGATAAAGATTGTAAATAAAAGAACATAAGAAAATATCAATTACTTTTATATTATAACATATCCAAAAATCGACAGCAAGGGGAAACAAAATGGTAAAAGGTGTAACAAAGGGGTAACACTTTAAATTTTGAATTAAAATCTTTAAAAGCCTTTATATATATATATTATATTAATATAAATAATATATATATATAAGAGAATTTTATAATTGTTACACCTGTTACCCCTGTTACCCCCAAAAAAATTTTTTTATATATATAACAATATTTTTTTTATTAACAAAAAAATAAAAAATATAAAAAAATAAAAAATAAAAAAAAAAAAAAATAATATATTATATATATATTATATCCGTCGAAAAAAAGGGGTAAAGGGGTAACAAAACCAGTAATGCTTAGAGCCACAACGGAAAGCTCTGTTTCACTTTGGGGTAACAAGGGGGTTATTTGTTACCTTTTTTTTAAAAAAAAGGGGTTTCATGTGTTTTTTTAAAAAACTATTGACTATTTTTAAATATAAATATATACTATTTTTAAATTAGAAAAGGAGAAAAAACAAATGAAGGTAAATGAAAAGGGTTTATATTTCAAAATTGATGAAAATTTAAAAAGAGAGTTTAATATTGAATGCATAAAAAATAAGACGACGATGTCAGAAGTTATTAAAAAGCATATGAGAGAATATATAGAAAAAAATAAAAACTCATAATATATGAGAAAGAATAGGTGCAAAAGATATGGAAAATAATATTTTTAAAGAAATCAATGAAAAAGCAGATATAGTAAACCTTGCTCAAGCTTATGGAGAAAAAATAGATAGACAATTTAGGTGTAATTGTTTTTTACATAATGACCAAGACCCTAGTTTACAATTACATAGAGAAACAAATACTTGGTGGTGTTATGTTTGTGGTGAAGGCTATACTCCTATTGATTTTGTTATGAAAAAACTGGGTTTAAGTGTATTGGATGCAGCAAAGGATATTAACAAAACATTAAATTTAGGTGTTAATGTTGAAAGTTTTAATGCAGAAAAAGAACAGTTAACTAAAGTTGCTGAATATTTTTATAAAAGAGAAGATGAAACTGTAACAATGAAAGTAGAAAAATGGGTAAAACCATCTACTGGGAAAAAGGAATTTTATCCTTATGCTTTAGTAAACGGAAAATATGTAAAAGGTTATGCAACTAAATTAAAAGCCGAAGATTGTGTTTTGTATAATTTACCAGAGGTTTTAAAATCAGATGTTATTTATTTTACGGAAGGAGAAAAAGATGCAGACACCTTAAAAGAATTAGGATTTGCAGGAACTACTACACCAGGAGGAGGAAGAGGACTAAAAAGTTATTATAAGAAAAATGAAAAACTTTTTGACCCAATAAAAGGGAAAAAAATAAGAATTGTTTCTGATAACGACGAAGTAGGAGGCGAATACAGCCAACAAATTCTTGAAGCCATAAAAGATATCGTCTCAGAGATAAAAATCCTTAATTTGTGCAAAATTATGCCAAATTTAAAGAGAAAAGGAGACATCACAGATGTTGCGATGGCGGTTGGAAAACAAAAAACAATAGAATATTTAGATATTTTAGAAAAAGAAACAGAAACTTGGAAAGAGGAAATCATTGAGACTGTAAAAGAAGATGAAATATTATTAGAAACGAGAGAAGATATTTTCAATGTTAATGTGTTTAAGAAGCTTTATAGTTATGAAATAGAAAAAGACATAGATAGTTTTTTAGCTTTGCACAATAAAATAATGGAAGCTTGCCAAAAAAAGAAGCTAACTGGATTTAAATCTGCTTACAAGCAATATAAAGAAGCTCAAAATAATCAATTCATATGTGATTCTAACTTTATAACATTCCCTGGATTGAATCAAAATGTTTATAATACAAACAAATATGAAATGTCTCCTGATGGAATTATCTATGAGGTAATTCCTCAAGTAGGAAAGGTTTTGGTTTGTTATCATCCGATTGTTCCTGTTGAAAAATACAAAAATATTGAAGACGGAACTGAAAAAATAAAGATAGCATATTATACAAATTATAATTGGAATTACATTGTAGTAGATAAATCTGTTATTTCAAGTTCTCAAAGTATAATAAAATTGGCGGATTTGGGAATAGCAGTAACATCTGAAAATGCTAAGTTTTTAATAAAATATTTATGTGAAATAGAAAATTTAAATAGAGATAAAATAGCTACAAACTGTTCAGTATCAAGATTAGGATGGTTTAATGAGAGATTAGTTCCTTATGACAAAAGTTATCAAATAGACAATGAAAAAGATATTCCTAATTTACAAGAGAAGTTTGGAACGTCTGGGGATGTAAATTCTTGGGCGGAATTTTTTAGGGAAAAAAGAAAACACAATAATATATCGAGAATAATAATGGCTAGTGCTGTTGCTTCTATATTGTTAAAAGATGTTAAACAAAATGGATTCACACTACACATATGGGGGGAGAGTGAATATGGAAAAACAGTAGCTTGTATGGCGGCTCAATCAATTTTCGGAAATCCAGCACAAACGAGTGGAAAGGGAATAGGGATAAATTTTAATTTAACAAATGCGGGATTAGAGTATTCTTTAAATTTTTATAACAATATTCCATTATTTATAAATGAGATGCAACATCAAAAAGACGCAGTAGATTATGATAAATTGCTATTTTTGATTAGTGAAGGGAAAGGAAGAACAAGAGCTACAAAATCTGGAGGAATTGCAAAAGAAAATTCATGGAACAATGTAGTTATAACAAATGGAGAAAAAAACATAATAAAAGACAATAGTAATGCAGGAGCTTATAACAGATGTATTTCTTGTGAGATTACAGAATATTCCTACAAAAATTTAGCAGAAGTAGCAGATTTTTCAAAAGAAAATTATGGAACTGCTATAAGAGAAATATTAAAAAAAATAAAAGATTACGATATAAAATTAATATATAATGAAAAATTAGCACTAACTGAAGAACAAATGATAACAAACAAGCAGAAAATCTTAGAGGCATTGATAATGACTGGAGATAAGATACTTACAGATATAATTTTCAAAGATGATTTATATTTAACAATAGACGATTTTGAAAATAAAACAATAAAGAAAGATGACGTTGTTGTAGAAGAAAGAGCTTATGAAGTGGTAAAAGAATGGTATACATCTCAAAAAAGACATTTCGTAATAGATGGAAAACAACAAGAAGAAGACTTGAAAGTAGAGATATATGGAAGAATACTGGAGAGAGGCTTTGTTGCAATAATTCCAGGAGCATTGAAAAAAGTATTAGAAGACAATGGATATGATAAAAATGAAGTTTTAAATGCGTGGAAAAGAAAAGGTTATGTAAACAGTTCCAAAGGAAAAAATACCAAGCCTGTAAGAATAAATGGGGATTTACTTCGTTGTGTAGTTTTAAACATGGAAAAAGGAATAGATTTTATTGAGGACGAAGAAATGCAACAGTTGTTATTAGAAGATATGCCATTTTAAGGAGTAAATATGGAAAATATAATTGAAGATTTTGAGCAATTAGCAAGATTAGCTTACAGTAAGGAAGAGTTGAGCGATTTTGCTCCTCTTCCAACTAAATATATGTATTTAAGATTATCTATTCTTTATGATAGTTATGCAAAAGGACAAATGTCAAAAGAGCAATGTGTTAAACATAAAAATCATTTAAGAGTAGAATACATGAATATTCTTAAAGAACATTATCAAGATATGGAATGTTATAGGGAATATATTAGAAATCGTAGAGAAAATGAAATGTTAATAATAAAACTTGAAAAAAGCAAAGACCAAAAAGAAATGTTAGAAACCTCTTTAAAAATAATAGGTAATTGTGTTAATGATAAGAGTTTATATAACAGAAACGTCAATAAGTTGACCACCTTGATTTTTGATATGTAGTATGTTAATATTTTAGTAAAGGAAGAGCGTATGATGAAAATATTTAATTTTTTAAAAAGGCTGTTAGACCCATATTATCTAACGTATGAAGAACAACAAGAGGTAGTGAAAAAAATAATAAAAAAGATAAAGGAAAGCTAATGAATTTTTTTAATAATTTATATACTTTAATTGAGATAGCAATAAATCATAATATGGAAACAAACAATATTCAATCTTTATCATATCTTTTAAATGTTAAAGATTTATTTAGAATAAAAGAGAATTTCCCAGAACTCGAAAAATTTATTCCATATTGTGATTGGTATGTTATACAAGGAAAAAATGTGTTAGCCATGTCTGCTTATTTGTATGATGTTTATACTCAGACAGGGCTTTTGCCAGATTTGAGAAATGTGGATATAAATCCAGATGTTGAAAAATTAGAACATTGGCAATATATAAACCCAATAGTTTTTGAAATAAATCCAAATATAGGATTTGATTTTGCAGAAAAGATTTTTGAAGATTGTGATATTTGGAATCTTTTTTTATCGGGAAGTGCTAGAATGGACTACTATGAAGGGAAAAAGGTTTCTTTGGAGCAAAGAATAAAATATGCAATAGTAGAGTATATGATGAAAAGGATTCAGTTTTATTCTACTGAAGATTTTGTAGATAATGAAATTTTACATAAAAAATATAAAATAGAAAGGGGGAAAGAAAGTGACGAATGAAATAGTTTATGTATGTGATTCAATAAACAATAAAAATATAAGAGGAACAGAATTAAAAATTTTAAGAAAAAATGAAAAGGAGCTTTGGTTTGAGTTCGGAGAATCTGAAAACAACATAAAAAGAAGATTTTATAGAAACTTAGACGTTTTAAATAAAGATTATGAAGCTGTTGAAAAAATAAAAGAAAAATTAGAAGTAAAATCAACAGGAGAAGTAACAACTGAAGTCACAAGTAGTTCTGTTGAAATATTAGAACCGAAAGAAACAGTTAAAATTGAAACATTTAAAAGAAAAAAAGGGGGAAAGGCTTTTTAATTTTTTAGGCTTTTAATAATATAAAAAAGATAATAGAAAGAGGTGGACAAATGGCGAAAAAGAATTTTCAAACTAATACAGGAAGTAAGTCTAATAACTTCCAAACCGATACAAGAACGGAAGATTTAGTTATAGCTGAGTCTGCTTTTTTGTTGCCAGAAAAAAAAATGGAAGCAAATGAAGAAGATATTGAAAATGCAATAGTTTTACCAGGAGGAGCAACTAGTATAGACTTTATGATGCCAGAGGATGAAAGAGCTATATTAGAAAAAAACATGAATGTTTATGGCGACATGGAAAAAATGAAAAAGTTATTAAATACTGCTAAGACCAATAAGGTTATAAGTGAAGATTTAAAATCTTTGGAACTTATATCTAAAACTGGACAATTAAGTGATAGAATTTTTGATTTGATGTTAAGCGAAGATAATTTAGCGGTGTTGGAACAATATATTCAGAGAAAGTTTGAAGAAGGAGATATTGCAAAAGCCTATAAGGAAATAGGTATGATGAACAAAGCGTTATTGGATGCAAGAGAGACAATGCTTCAAAAGATAAAGGCAGGAAAGAGTGGAAAGAAAGCAAGAATCGCATTAAAATTTACAAACGATGCAGGAGAAGACTTCCAGTTGGGGGCTGATATAGATGTATAATTCAGTTTATGTTGATGAAGAAGACCTATATGGAAAATCTAAATTGCTAGAGGAAATGAAAAAGAATATAGGAAAATGCCAAGAATGTGGAAAAAGTTTTGAACAAGGATTTAGGGTAGACCAAAGAACAGGGAATAAAATATTCAACAAATATAAATACTGTGACAAATGTAGACATAAAATAGCAAAAAAGAACGAAGCGGATAAGACTACCAATGTTTCAATAAAATACAATCCATATCCTTGGCAAAAGAAGTTTCACGCATCTAAAGCTAGGTTTAAAGTAGTTTCTGGAGCTGCAAGAAGTGGTAAGGATTACTCTTTTGATAAAGAATTTGACATGAAGTTTGTTGATATGTTAAACGAAGATAGGTCATATTCTTTAATTCCTAGAGTACATGGATGGATAATAGGACCTACCTACAAGTTATTGTCTCAGATAGAAAGAAACTTTATGCACAACTTTCCAAGAGAGTTGGTTGTAAGTTATGATAAAGAAAACCATGTTATAGAAACAGTAAATGGTGGGTTGATAGAATTTCGTTCAGCCGATGACCCTGACAGTTTAGTATCTGTTGGTTTGGATATATGTTATATAACAGAGGCAGCCCGTATAAAACAATTTGATGTGGTTATAGGAAACTTAACAGACCGTTTGGATTCTCCAGGAAGAGGACCTAATGGAACTGGTGGTTTGATGTTGATAAACAGTTCTCCAAGAGGAAGGTCTTTCTTTAATGAGGTTTGTAAATGGGGAATTGAAGGTGGAAGTAAGCAAAGACCAGATTGGGAAACGTGGTATATTTCAAGATGGGATAATCCTACATTTGCAGATAGAAGGAATAAAGTTTTTGATAAAAGAATTGGTAAATGGGTAGAAAGAGGAGATGACCCATACTTAGCAAACGAAAGAACATACGAGCAAGATTTGATGCTTTCTCGTTCTGACAGGCAATATAGAGAAGATATATTAGGTATACCATCAGACGAAGAGGGTTCACAATTTCCTAATTTTAGAGCCTATGCAGAAATAGAAAAACCTGTTTTAGATAGAGAAAGAATGAAAGAATATATAAGAAAAATAAGAACACCTGAACCTAATTTTACATATAGTATTGGTTATGACCCTGCAAAACAAGTCGATGGTGCGTGGATTGTAGTCTATTGTGAACAGACTGGAGAAGTTGTAGAATTGGTTCAATTGCAGAACATTCCGTATACGGTACAAATAAACATCCACATAAAACAGTTAGTAAAAAAATGGAATTATGCAATGGTTAGATACGGTAAAACGGGTTTGGGAGAAGCTTTAGAAGATATATTTAAAATGGCAGGAATTGCATATATAGCATATCCAGAACAAGGAAGAAATAAAGAAAAGCTAGTAGAAAATTTAACAACATTAGTAAAAGAGGGTAGGTTTAAAATACATAATGTTGATGACATTGCTGAAACCGCTGTAAGACAATTTGAAGATTATGGTTATGATGTAAGTGAAAAAGCTAAAACTATAACATATGGAAATATGACAGCTGGTCAACATGACGATGCTGTATCCGCTTCATATTTTGCTGTGGCAGATGTGGTTGTAGATTCTTTAGAGGAAATAGCTAAATTTTATGACTCAAACAATATGATTTTTATAAAAAATAAACAAACAGCAAATAGAACAATTCCAGGTAGTTTTTATTAAAACGTATTGACAACGACTGTACGTTGTGCTAAAATATAGATGCAAATAAAAAATATAACAAACAATTGCCATTAAAAATAATGATTCATACACTTCATTTCTAAAGCGAGTAGTAGAATCTGGTTTTATTTTATTTAATCTTGCCCCTGTTTATTTGGAAGAAGTAGGTATATTTTTAATAAGTTTTTGTTAGTCCCAAAATGCTTTTAAGCTTTGTTTGTTATATAAAAATATTAATACAGATAAATTTTCTGTGAACCCATTTATTTTTTATTTGCAACAAATTCTTTTTCATAAGAGAGACCTCATAAGAGGTCTTTTTTTGGTTTTAAAAGATAATAGAAAAAGTGTTTACTTTTTTAAATTATTATTTTATAATATAGTTAGAGGTGAAACGGTTTGGCAAATATTAAAAAAATGTTGTTTGGCAAGTTTGCCAAAGAAAAAAAACCTAAGAAACAAAATCAAGAGAAAATAACAGTTATAGAAGTAAAAACAGCAGGAAAAACTTCTTATGCAGGATATAACGTAGGAGATTCTGAACCACAAGAATATCAAGCGAGTTCGCTATTAACCGAGTTAAGAAGTAAAACAGAGGTTGGAGAACAAATAGAAGTTATAGCTGCAAAAGACCCTGATGTATCACAATCTGTATGGGCTTTTCAAAGATTGTGTATGCAAGGAGTACAAATAGAAATAAGAGATTTAAATGGAACAAGAATACCTGAGGCTGAAGATTTATTTAATTATCAATGTAGATTTTGGAATCCTTTAAGCCAAGATGGTTTAGATGGAATAATAGACAACTTACACAAAATTGGATTATTATACAATATAATGATGGTTGAAGTTGTTGTAGACAATAAAAGTGGAAACACATTTAGTGGAATTTATACAATAGACCCAAGAACTGTTGAATGGCAGTTAGAACAAAGAGAAGGAAAAGAACAATGGATTCCTTATCAAGACCAAGAAGGGAATAAAGTAGATTTAACTAAAGGAAATGTTTTTTGGGTTGTTGTAAATCCAGACATAAGCAAACCTAGTGGACCATATTTATTGGAATCAGCAGTACCAGCAGTAGATTATAAATTGCAAACAATAAAAGATAGTTCAGCAGTATTAAGAAGACAAGGTTATCCTTATAATATATTTTCAATAAATAAAGAAAGGGTAATAGCTTCTTTACCAGCAAATCAAAGAAACGACCCAAAGATAGTTAAATCAGCTATAAGAGATGCAGTAGATTTAGCATCGTCAGTAGCTGTTGGAAGAGAGCCAACTCAAGACATTGTTGTAACAGACGATATAGAAGTAGAAAGAAGTTCAAGTGCGTCAGCAGGAAGCTCAATAGACACAAGAGCCTGGTTTGATACAATTGATGTTCAAATGTTAAATGGTTGTAAGACATTAGGATTTTTAATGAATAGAGCTAGTGGTCAAACAGAAAGCTGGGGAACTGTTCAAATGAAAATTATTACAGATATGGTAAAAAGTTTCCAAAATAAAAGTAAAAGATTAATCGAAGACATTGGAGCTATATGGTTACAATTAAATGGTTATCAAGGAACATTGAAATTAACACATAATCCTTTAGAATATCAAAGTGAACAACAAAAATGGGAAGCTCAAAACAAAAAAGATGAACATTATAAAACAGCAGAAGACCAAGGATGGATTAATGTCGATGAAGCTGCTCAAGGAGCTTTAGGCGTTGACAAAGCGACAGGAGAAAAACAAGAAGAATCTAATAATAACAATGAAAAAAACAATAAAAATAAAACAAAGAAAAATAATTAAAAATTTTTTAGATTTATAGATAATATAAAAAAGATAATAGAAAGGAGATAAATATGCCTTATATTGTAAAGTCAAGTTTAGATATTGGTGGAAAAGTTATCCCTTGGAATGAACAAGAAACTAATAAGCTAATAAAGGAAAAAACAGAATTTTTTGAAAAAAAAGAAGAAATTTTAACTGTACCAGTTACTGAGCAAGTACAAGTTGAACAAACTCAAGAAAAAAAAGAAATGGTTTCTAAAATGTTTAAAAGTAACAAAAAGAATCAAAAGGCAGGTGAAAAATAATGGCGAATTTTAAACCTACAAATGAGCAATGGGAAAAGATGAAAAAGCATATCAGAAGTGATAAATACACTAAAGATGACTTTTTCGTATTTGAGACATTGGCTGTTGGAGATAAAATAGTTCCGAACAGATACATGAGATTAACTCCTGCATTATTAAGTGTAATGAAGGATGACGCTCAAAAAGGTGTGTCATTAATGCTAAACCATAATTGGTCTCAACTTGGAGTACAAAGTATTCCAATTGGTAAAGTGTTTGATGCTAGAATAGATAGCTCAAGCCAAGAAGGAGAAACAACAGCTTTATATACAACTCAATATATATTGAGAGATGATAGTAAAGTAGATGGATATAGCAAAAACGACATAATAAAATTAATCGAAAGTGGAATATTAGCTGATACTTCTGTTGGATGGGGAACAACAAGAGAATCTTACAAATGTAACATTTGTGGTCATAGCATATATGACTATAGAAATTGTGAACACATCCCAGGAAAAAAATATATAGTTAATGAAGAAACTAATGAAGTAAAACAATGTATAATTCAGGCTGAACCTCCAAAAGAACTACACGCTGGTAACAACGTGCTTATGGAAAACAGTATAGTATTTGATGGTGCTTATCCAAACGCAATAATTCAATCTGCGTTTGGTGAGGAAGTAGAAACTCCTACTGGTAAATTTAAAAGATTAGAAGGCAAACAAGAATTATCTGATAAAGATATAATTCTTGGATATGCCACAGCAGGAGGAAACATAAATCTTTTATACAAGCAAACACTAGAGAAAGGAGGATTAGAAAATATGGAAGAAAACGAGAATGTAAATGAGTTAGAAAACCAAGAAATTGAAGCTAACGAAGTTACTCCAACTCCAGAATCAGAAGTAACTCCAGAAGTTGCTCCAGAGACACAAGCTGCTGATGAAACAACACCAGAAGCTGTTCCAGAAGAAACTCCAGCACCAGCTGAAGAAACTTTATCTGTTGAAGAAGCTATATTAGAAAAATTTGATAATATATGCGGAACAGTAGAAGAGTTAGTTCAAATGGCAAAAGAAGGATTAGAGAACAGAAACGCAGTAATTGCTCAAGCTCTTGAAAGTGGAGTACATTCTATGGGAAATGCTTTTGATAAAAATATTTTTGCTAAGACTTTCTCTAATATGCAAACAAAAGATATAGCTGAAATGGGAAAAGCTTGGGAAGAACAAGCACAAAGTAAATTCTCTAAAGAAAAAGTTTCAAGACAAGATGTTTCTAAGAAAGAAGAAACAAATGAATTAAAGAGAATTGGATTAGAACAATTCAAAACAGGAAATTATTAAAAGGAGGAAAATAAAAATGAACAAAACAGTAAGTTATGATGGAATTGGTTATGTAGCAGCTACATTTAAAATTGATGCTACAACAAAAGCTTTTTTAGAAGCTAATAAAGTTAATGCTAAAACAGGGAATGTAGACATAAATGATGAAAGATTGGCAGTTAAATTAAATACAGATGGAACTGTAGGTTTTGGTGCAAAGACACCAACAGCAGCAGATGCAGTATTTGGAGTAATAATTGCATATGAAATGGATGGATTTGCAACAGTTCAAACAGATGGCTATGTAGAAGGAGTTCCAACAGCAGCAGCAATAAATGCAGGAGTTAAAACTCTAGCAGTTAATGATGCAGGTGTTGTATCTAGTGTACCAGCAGGAGAAGGAACAGCAGCAGCAGATTCAAGAGGAACTGTAATAGAACCATCAGCAAGTACAAATTTATTTGCAACATTAAAATTTTAGTTAAAAAATAAGGAGGAAAATAAAAATGAATAAATTTTTAGTTTTAAAAGATGATGAAAAAATCAATGTTCAAGCAGCTGACGTTGAAGCAGCAGCAGCTGAAGGTATATCACTTTCAACATACCTAAACAACAGATATTCTAGCATCGTTGAAAAATTCAATGGAGAACTAGATGCTTTTGATATAGCTTTACTATCAAAAGGAATAATAGTAAAAGATAATATGGAATTTGGAATCCAAAGTTCATCTATGATGAAATTCTTCACAACAGATGAAAACAGAAACCTTTTCCCAGAATTCATAATAAGACAATTAAGACAAATTTCTGGTATGCCATCTATAATCAATGATTTAGTAGCAAGTACTAGAGTAATAAATGGAGATTCTGCTAAACAAGTTGTATTAGATTTATCTAAAACACCAGCAGGACAAAAGAACAGACAAGCTCTTAAAAAGAGAAGAATAGCTGAAGGAGCTAACATTCCAGTTGCTGAATTAAAACTAGGAGAAATTGGAATAAAAATCTACAAATATGGAATAGGTGTAAAAGCTACTTATGAAGTATTAAGAAGAACAACAATAGATATGTTCAGAAAACAAATGGAATTAGTTTCATTACAAGCTGGATATGACGAAGTAGGAGCAGTTATAGACGTAATAGTAAACGGAGATGGAAATACAAACCCAGCAGTAGTTTATAAAGCTACAGACTTAAATGCACAAGCAGTAGAAGGAAAACTAGATGAAGTAACATTAGTTAAATTCTTAGTTAAACAAGCTCCATTTAATTTCGATACAATCATTGTTGATGAAGAAATATACACACAAATCTGCACAATATTACTAGACAAAAATCTATCAAACGCTATAAACCCAAGAGTAAACTTTGAGTTCCCACAAGGATTATTAAGTAACTTAAGAGTAATCTACAGCGAAGACCTAGAGAAAACAGCTGATTCAAAACATCAAATAATAGCTTTAGCTAAAAATTATGCTATAGAGAAAACAGTTGAAGCTGGTTCAATGATAAATGAAGTTTCTAAAACAATAGAAAACCAAACACAATTAGCTGTTATGACAGAAAATGCTGGATTTAACAAAATAGATTCAAGAGCTTCTGCAATATTAAAATTAGCTTAGTTAAAAGAGAAAGGAGAAAGATATGACTATAGATTTAGAAGAAAATCCAATAGATGAATTGGAAAATAGAGTTAGAATGATAATGGGAGTACCAGAGTTAATTTTACTAGATGATGTTATATCTTCTCCTGTTTTTTTAGCAAGAGCTGAGAAATATATAAATAGACAAATAAAAGAATATGAAGGACTAGATGAAGATTTGATTCAAATAGCGACTTTATACTATATATGTTATTTATTATGTCCTGGAATGTATGCTAGATTACCTAAACAGATGGAAAATGTTTCTACAAAGACTGTATTGCAAAATATTGACTGGGATAAAATGGCTTTAGATATGTTGGCTAAATGTAATGAGGTTTTGGAAGAGGCTTTGTTGGAAATTGATGAAGACATAGAATATTCGGTTTCCTTTGCTACTTTAACAAATGCTTCTGAATATCCTAACCAAAATATTTAGGAGGTGTTAAAATGTCAGTTTATCCTGATGCTTATGCACATATATATCAGAAAATGGAAGGGTTTAAAATAAAAATTCTTGCACCGAATAATAAATTTTTAGAAGGCTATTTGAGCTTAAAACCAAGTACAAGGTCTACTTATGACATAGCAATGAGAGATGCGACAATTGATGGTTTAATTACTATGGATAAAATAGAAAAATTAAAACCGAGTCAAATATTTTTTAGAGAAGATGTTCCGAGTGAACTATTCATTTTACAATCAGTAAATCAGTTTGAATTTCAACAAACTACGAGGAATATAAATGCAATTAAGCAAAATTCCTTTGTTACAGTTAAAAGAAAGAAATATGTAGAAGAAGAAGCTGAAGAGAAATATGTAGATATACATACTGATTTGATTTCTTTTGTTACGATGCAAAGCAAAGATGAAAAAAACTTTGCAGCAGGTATTGAAGATAATACAATAGTAAATATTCAAATTCCAAAAAGAAATGTTGACGATGTGATTAACAATGTAGAAAGAGGAGACAGAATATTACTGAAGAATCTAGCAAAGGATTTAGAAAGAGAAGTAAAAGTAGAAAGTGTAAATCTTTTTGGAGTACCTGGAGTTATAATGATTTATGGAACTTTTGATACAAGAACAGGTGATGAATAATGGCATTACATATTAATAAAGAAATGTTAGCTAAAGAGTTATTGGAAAAATTTGAAAAAGAACTTAAAATAGCAGGAAAAGAATGGGAATCAGACGCATATAAGTATTTTAGAGGAATAAAATACACATATTCAAAAAAAAAGTTAAAAGCAAAAGTTGATACTCATATTGAAATACTAGCAAATCAAGTAATAGCACATTTTAAAGCAAATACAATTGCGTTGGCAGATTCTTATGGAACGGGTAGCCTAATGTTAGATAATAATCCTGGACTTGCTGAATATAAAGCAGATAAAAAAAGGTGGAATCCTGAAAGGACTGGAAAAGCAATCGTAGGTAGAAAAAAAGGAAAATATGAAGATATTTTTGGACAAATACATACTACCTCGGGTAAATTCAAAGGACAGAAACTTGAAAATAGAGGATATGTAACATATACAAGTTATTATATATCACCAAATTATCCATCTAGGGCTATTCAAATAGCAGACCAATGGTTTTATAAGAAATATTTACCAAAAGCATATGAGCGAGTAGCTGCAAAAATAGACATTGCAAAGTGTTTAGTTGAAAAATAAGGAGGAAATAAAATGTCATTAAGAATAAACGATACATTAGAAGCCTTTGTTGAAAAAATAATAACAAATACTGAGATAATGGATATTTTGAATTTACCTACTATAAATGAAGAAGATTCTGAAAATATCAAGAACAAAAAAAGAAAAATGCTTATTGATAAGGCAATTAGTAAATCAGCACAAGAACCTTATGAATTAGGGAAAAATTTTCCCGAAGTGGAAGTTGATGGTAAAAAATATAAAAACTATACAGATACAAGAATGACTGTTTCATTAGCAGCCAGTATAAAAACAGACAGTTATATATTTGGAAATCCACAAGTTGATATAAATATTTACTACGACAACACTAAAATGGATAATATTTTTAAATTAATAGATTTAGTTTCTGATTTGTTTTCTGGAATTACTATGCAAGTAAATACAAAAGATGGAAATGAATTTATAAGGGAATTAAAGTGTGAAGGAATTACCTCACAAGTTGCTATAATCAATAACTATGAAAGAGTAGGCATAAGATTTAGTTTCTATGCTACTTTATATAAAAATTAAGGGAGGAAATAAAAATGGGAAATCTTTTAAAAACAAAAGGTGGATTTGTTATTGACAGACCAGGTAATGTATTATTTATACCAGTAAAAGCTGATGGAAGTAAAGACTTTGCTAATGCTATAAGAAATAGTGCTGTAATTAATACTATCACAGTAACAAATTCAAAAACAAAAACAGAAATTCCTGATGGAAACAGTTTCTATCCAGCAGGAGACAGAGTAACAGCAATAGCTGGAACAGTAGCTATTGACTTCTCTACAGTTGACCCAGCAATATGGGCTATGTGTTCTGGAACAACTCTAACAAAGAAAGAAACAGATAGCATGATGGAGTTATATGACTATCAAAAAATATCTGAAGCTTCAACATTAGAGTTAGCTGAGGAATATAAGACAGATGGATTTATTCAAGTAGTAGGAACAGATGGAACTGTATACGAGAAAGTTACAGGAGAAGCTGAACCACAAGCTGGAGAATTTAAAATTGTTTTTGCTGATACAAAGACAACAATAACATTCGCAGCTGCTGATAAAGGAAAAGACGTTGCAGTTTCTATGGAAGTTGTTACAAAAACTACTTCATATTCTCAAGGAAGAAACGCAATGAAATATCATCAAATCGTAATTGATACTGAATATTCAACATTAAATGATACAGAAAAATTACCAGTTAACATAGTAATTTCTCAAGCATCAGTAAGTGGAGATATGGTAGATGCATTACAAAAAGACCCAAGTGCTACAAAAACTTTAACATTTAATATGTATGCACCTCTAGCTGGAGAACAACCATACCAAGTTAAATTTAAAGATTTAGATGCATAATTAAAATAGTTAATTACTAAGGCACACATTTTATCCAAGATGTGTGCCTATTTAAATAAAAAGGAGAGGTAAAGATGGAAGAAAAGAAAACAAGTTTAGATACAATGTTAGGAGTAGGAAAAAATAAGAAAATAGCAGGTAGAGAGTATACTATATTACCTGTTAATATTTGTGATATGCATTATATAATGGGAGAAGAAAATAAGGAAGACAAATTAGTAATATTAGATAAAAAAGCGTTAGAAGAAGACAAAGATATTTCTTGGCAACTATTTGGATTGAACATAATTGATGAAAAAAGAAAAGCAACATTTATGAAAATAATAAACAAATATGTATACTATAAAGAAGTTCCAATGACAGAAGAATTATTGATAGAACACAACTGGTCATTTAAAGAGATTGGAGAGTTTCTATTTACTTGGTGTCAAATATCGGACTAAGTTTGGAATCTAGTGAGGATAACGACGATGATTCCAAAAAAGAAATGGATTGGGGATTATATTTCACACTCCTTAAAAATAGAGGATTTAGCCATCAAGAAATCCTTAATCTGAGTTATCCACAATTCAATGCTTATATGAAAAATGTAAACAACCCGTTGACTTTTGGAATAACAATTCCATATATGGGTGGAGGAGAAAAGAAAGAAGAGGAAATATCAAGCAAGGAAGAATTCTTAAATATTATAGCAGATATGAATAAAGACTTTTTATAATGAGAGGTGAAATATAAAAATGGCAGAGCAAGAAAGAAAAATTGCGGACTTGTATTTTGGTTTTAGCGATAAGGAACAAGCGATAAAACAATTAAATGCAGAGTTAGACAAATTAACTCAAAAAGCTGGAAATTTAAACGAAAAATTTACTTTTAATATAAACGTGGATACATCAACAATAAATTCAATAAATACCAAATTAGAGACAGTAATGAAAAAATATGGAGATTTAAACAAATCGCAACAAAAATCAATTAGTACTTCATTACATAAAGAAATGAACAAAAGATACACAAGCCAATTAGACCATAATCAAAAAGTGATAAGGCAGCAACAAAAAACAGCAGATAAAGAAAAATTGTTGAATTTGCAAAAAAATAATAAAATAGAAGTAGATAACAATAAACATCAAAACAAACTAGAAGAAATAAATGCAAGACAATTGCAATCAACAAAAACATTATACAGCAAAATATCTAATTATGCACAAACCTATTTAATATATCAAGGTTTTAACCAATTAAAGCAGGGAATAAAAGAAACAATTGACGAGATGGTTGAGCTTGAATATCAAATGGTACAAATAGATAGGGTACTTAATGAATCTTCTTTAAATATAGATATATATAGAAACAGATTGATTCAATTAGCTTATCAATATGGTAATTCATTTAATAACGTTGCTGATATAACATTAAGGTTGGCACAAGCAGGATATGATTCGGAAGAAGCCATAGCATTAACAGAAAAGACATTGTTAGCATTAAATACAGCGGAATTAGATGCAACTCAAGCAACAGATGACATGGTTGCTGTTATGGCTCAATGGGGATTAATGACAGGAACAGCTACCCAACAAGCAGAAAAATATGGGGAAATTATAGATAAAATAAATAAAGCAGCAGATAACTATCCAACGACATCAGCAGATATATTGGATGCGTTAAAGAAAACTTCAAGTGCGTTTAATATAGCTGGAGCAAGCATAAATGAAACTATAGCTACAATAGTAGCGGCAGAAACAGCCTCTCAAAGAGGAGGAAAAACAATTGGTACTGCATTAAGCAACATCGTTCAACAATTTAGAACTGAAGGCAGGTTGAATTTAGCAAAAGAAATGGGATTAGACTTTTTTACTGATGCAGATGAAACTGAATTTAGACCTATTATGGAAATATTTGCAGATATGTCGCAACTAATGCAAAATCTTAAAAATGAAGGAAGAGAAAATTCTGTTGAAATGCAAAATTTATTAGAGATGTTTACTGTATTTAGAAGAAATATAGGGTCATCTTTATTGGGAGAAATGGCAGGAGAAGATAGCACATATGCAAAAGTAATGGAAGATTTGCAAAATTCTTTAGGGTATTCTTTACAAGAAAATGCAAAACATATGGACACTGTAAAAGCTGCACAAGCTCAACTTAATGCAGAAATGCTAAAATTAAAAACTCAAGTTTGGGAAGGTGGACTTGAGGAAACATATAGAGAAATGTTGGAATTAGGAATAAATTTAATTGATAAAATTTCTGCAATAATAGATAAGTTTGGAATATTGCCAGTTTCTATCGGGGTAGTTACAGCAGCAATAACTACATTAAAAGGCGGAATAAAAATACAAGATATTATTACTTTAACAGGAAAAGTTGAAGAGATAAACAAAGTGATTAAAAAAACAGGACAAGCATTAGAAGAAGACGATAAATTGTTAAAAGGAACAAGTAAAAGCTTTAAATCTTATGTTACTTCGGTGAATAAAGGAAAAGTTTCATTGGGGGGATATGCTAAAAATTTGATTGCTAGTACAGCACAAACCGCACTATTAACAGCAGGAACTATAGCTTTAAATGCTGCTTTAACAGCAGGGTTATCAGCAATTATAACAGTAGTAGCTTCAGCTATAGAAAATTGGATTCACGCTGAAGAAAAAGCAATAGAAAAAACTCAAGAACTAATGGAAACATCTAAAGAAAGTGCTGTTACTATAAACGAAGAAATATCAAGTATACAAGAGTTAAGAAAAGAATATGAAGAATTAGCGAAGAAAGATACAAGAACAGCGGAAGAAGAAAAAAGGATATATGAAATACAAGAAAAAATAAATGAATTGATTAAAGATATGGGAATTGAAGTAGAACTGGTTACAACTTCAATAAATGACCAAGGAGAATCTGTTCAAACTATTAATGATAAATATGATGAACAATTATCAAAACTAAAAGCAATTGAATATGAAAAAAAGAAACAAGAATTAGAAGACTTAAAAAGGGCAGACCAAGCGGCACGAAACTTATTGCAACCATTAAGAGCTAAAGATATTTTAGGTTCAGAAGAAGAAATGGCGAGAGCTTTTGTTAAAGCTAATATTGCGAAAAGACAAAATACAATTTGGGGTGGATTAAACTCTACAACTACATTAAATGCAGATATGTGGAAATTCAATCAGACAGATGTTGCTGGACAAATTGAAATGCTGGAATATTGGATAGACGCACTAGATAGAGTAAATGATGGAGACAAGGATGTTACAAAAACCTTAACTAATTTAAATTCAGCATTAAAAACATTGAAAGAAAGACAACAAGAAGTTATTGATTCAACTGATAAATATAAGAATGCTTTATCTCAATTGTATGCAATGTCTGGATATGCAGATAATCTTTCTGTTTCATTGCAAGCAATAGCAGATAGTTATAATGTAGAAGGACCTAAAAAATTGATAAAAGACATTCAAGAAATAAATACTCAATTTACTGAGGGACAAATAGATATAACTCAATATTTTGACTTAATACAAGCTAAAATTCAAGAAATAAATTTGCAATCGGAAGGAGAAGAATTACAAGCTTATCAAGCGATTTTTGCAGCTACAACACAATCTTTAGCAGAAGGATTGGAAAATTTGATTTCTGGGCTAGAATCAGGAAGCATAAATTTTGCAGAATATGCAAAGGGAATAAAAGAAGCAGCGGATAATACTTTAGCATTACATATTGAACAAAACAATTTGAGTTTAGAAGATGGATTATGGAAAGATGCAGCAGGAAATGTAGATGAGTATGCTAATTCTTTACAAAATGCGATAGATGGGTTATCTGATATGGGTGAACTTCTGACTGTTATTGGAGACAATTATGATTATATAGCCGAACACGCAAATGCAGCAGGAGAAGCTATGTTTAACCAAAAAGAAGTTGGAACAGAAGCTTATAATCAATTAGCTAATGGTGTGGCTGAGAGCCTTCAAAGGATGAAAGAAAGTAATAGAGAGGCTTATGATACGATAACAAACAAAATTTTTGAAACCACACAAGCGTCGGCAGAAGAAATCGCCAATGCAGATAGATACATAACAGAAGCATTAAATGGAAATGCACAAGCGTTAAATACAGCATTAAATGTTTCAGCACAATTAGTAGCACAATCTACTAATAAAGTTACTACTTCAATGGGGAAGGTTCTATCTGAATTAGGAAAAGCAATTTCAAGCTTTAGTTATAATATTACAGCAACACCTTATATTTCTGGGAAAATAGGTTTAAAAAAAGATGCTAATGGAGTTCCTACAGGATTAGAGTTACCTTCATTTGGATTTGACATTACAGGAACGGGAGGAGATTCTGTAAAGAATCTAGGAACGGCATTAGAAACGTTTGGAAGTGATATAGGAGACTATGCATCTAATAAGTTTAATTATATTCAATTAGACAATCAAACTCCTGACTATGTTCCTACATCAAATAAAACATTTAATGGAAAGGGAAAATCTTCAAAAAAATCTGGAGGTTCAGGAAGTTCTTCTTCTGATTATTATGCTAAAAGAGCAGCAGAAGAGGCTGCAAAAGCGGCAGAAGAAGCATACAAGGCAAGGCTAAAAGCATTTGAAGATTATATAGATGAAACAGAGAGGCTTGAAAAAAGATGGGTAAACAAACAAGAAGATTTAGGACAATTATCTAATGCAGATTATTTTTATATACTCCAACAAAGAATTGCTAGGTATAAAAAATACTTAGAAGAAGTTAAAAAAGCAACTTGGATGGCAGAAGAAGATAGGGCGAGATTAATCAAAGAATATTCTGAAAAAATAGAGGATTACCAAGTTGATTACATTGGATATTTAGAAAAACAATTAGATGAAGAAATAGAAGCCTTAGAAGATGCTACAGACGAAAAGATTAAGCTTATTGAAGAAGAGGCAGATGCTAGAATTGCAGCATTAGATAAAGTGACTGAAGCAACAGATAGACTTAGAGAAAAGGAAGACTATGAAAGTCAAAGACAGTCAATATTAGAAGAAATATCTTATTGGGAACAGAGAACAGGACGAGAGGCACAAGAAGCATTAAAAGAGGCAAAAGAAAAATTAGCTGAGCTAGATGCTGAATGGGAAGATACTCAAGAAGATTGGTCAATAGAAGACCAAATAAAACAAATAGAAGAAGAACGAGACGCACAAATAAAGGCACTTGAAGAACAAAGAGATGCAGAAATAAAAGCAATGCAAGATGTGTATGATGCCAAAGTTAAGTTGTTTGCTGAAACAGGACAAATAATTTATGAAGGCAGTGTAATACAATCCCAAAACTTATATAATGCATACAAAGAAAACTTCATAGACCCTATCTCTTCAGAGCTAGAAAAATTAAAAAATGCCTCAGTAGCAACCGCACCAAAAGAAGAAGCTAAGGTAGAACAACAATATGAAACATATACTATTCAATATGGGGATACACTTTCTAAAATAGCTAAGAGATATGGCACAACTGTTGAGAAAATAATGGCTGCAAATCCATATATAACCAATGCAAATCGAATTTTTGCGGGAAAAACATTACAAATACCTAAGTTCCATGAAGGAGGAATTGTAGGTGGAAATCAAGAAGCATTTGCCTTATTAAAACCACACGAAGTAATATTAAAACCAGAGTGGGCAGATGGAATAAATAAATTAGCAAAAATGGCAAGAAATGAACAAAATTCAATAACTACTACCAGTACAGTAATAGAAGTAAAAGGAGACCTTGTAAGAATTGATGCCAATATAAAAGATAAAACAGATGCAGAATATTTAACAAGAAGAATAGAAAAAACATTAAGAGATAAATTTAACATTAAAAAGTAGTTGCAACGTATATACAAATGATGTATAATAAGACTGGGATAGATAAGAGTAATTAACTTATTGATAAGCTACCTGACAGGCTTCCCCAGTTTCTCAATAAGTCAGGAGAAGTCAGGTGAGAACATTGGGAACAATGGTAAGTATTGTTATGAGTATTCTTTTTCGGGATGATTCCAGAAATATTGTTTTTTATGTATTTTATCGTTAATATAAAACAGATAAATAATAAAAAATTATTGTTATTTGGACTAACATCAATAAATTATTTATTATTGATTCTGTTAAATAACTATAAAGTTTTAAATTATGTTATATTTACGATTTTATATTACATAACACTTAAAATAATATATAAAAATAAAATAAATATAGTAGATATATTCTTTATTATATACAATCAAATATATTTAAGTTTTAGTTCGTTTGTATGTTTCTGTTTTGTAAAAGAGGATTTATCTAATTATTATATTTTACTTATTATAAACAGAATATTATTATTAATACCTTTTATATTTAACAAAAAGATATTAAAATTTTATAAAAAATATTGTGAATTCTGGAATAGGAACGATAAAGCAAAAAGACCTATAAAAAGCATAACACTTAGGAATATTAGTTTAGTAATACTAAATATTTTTATTTATATAAATTATTTAGTTTTTACATATATAAATAGTATTGTGAGGTGATTGATATGCCTATAAGTAGTTGGTGGTTTTTCTGCGACACAGTAGAAGGAGAATAACAGATGAAAAGAATATTTTACTATTTACCTAGTATTATATTCAATGCTGTTGAATTTCTAGCAATAATTTTAATAGGCGTTTTGCTAGAAATAAAACTAATGGATATAATATGTATAATTTTATTATTTGGAATAATTAGGATGTCAACTAAGAGTGCTATTCATTATAAAAATTGGAAGAAATGTTTATTTTGGAGTACGTTTCAAATGTTTAGTTTGTTTTTAGTAGTAAAAACAGGCATGGTAATATCGATTTTGATGACAATATTTACCGCAATGATTTTATCTGGTAAAGGAGATTTAGCAGATATTTTTATGTGGAATGGAGCAAGATTAAATCGACAAGTATATGAATGGGTCAAATTTAATAAGGAAAATCCTAAATTAATAGCATATGAAGATAATTTATATAATACAGACAGAAAGAAGTATTATATATTTGTATATAGATTTAAAGAGTTTAAAAGCTATAGTGAAATTGCAGAATTGATGGAAATGAGCCAAAGAAGAGTAACTGAAGAAATAAAAATAATATGCCATTTTATTGAATATAGTATAAGATTAAGCTGACAATTTTTTTCTGTTTTCAAAGTGTTTTACTTGTAAAAGTAAAGCACTTTTTTTTATAAAAAAAATTTATCCGCCCTATCACGCAGAAAAAGAAATTGTTATAATAAGTTTAGAAAGTAGTTGTTCGCCTATTATGACTACTTTCTAAATAGGCAAGGTACAAAATACCTTGTCTCTTTTTATTTATAGGCAAAGAAAGGAGCAAACTAAATATCAAACACCAAGGAATTGATAATTTTTAGTTTGCCTTTTTTAATAGGAGGAAGAATATATGAATAATTATCAACCAAATTATGCTTTACCTGGATTTAATATGTATGGGATAAATCCAATGTATCAACCACAAGTACAAAGAGTTCAGCAAGTAGAACAGCCATACAATCAGTATTCACCACAACCAATATATAAACAATCTGTTGGATTACAAGGTAAATCTGTAGATAGCATTGATGTGGTAAAAGCTATGGAGATTCCATTAGATGGAAGTATTAGTTATTTTCCACTTACTAATGGAACAGCAATAATAACAAAACAACTACAAAATGATGGAACTAGCAAAACTGTTATATATGAACCGATAAAAGAACAAGACAAAAAAGAAAAAACGCAATATATAATCCCAGAAGAGCTAAGTAAACAAGTAGATATTATAAATCAAAATAATAACAGTTTAAGAGATGGCTTAGATAATATAAGAGAAAGAGTTGAAGAATTGTCTGATAATTTCAAAGAATTATTAAATGAAATGAGAAATTTTAAAGGAGGAAGAAAATAATTATGAATAATCCTTTAAATGAAGTTAAAAGATTTATAGGACAACAAGGAAACCCTAAAGAGTTATTATTAAATTTTATGCAAAAAAATAGCACAAACCCTATGATAAATAATCTTATTCAAATGGCAAAAGAAGGAAATACTCAACAAGTAGAAACTTTTGCTAGAAACGCTTTTAAAGAACAAGGTAGAGACTTTGACAAAGAATTCACACAATTTAAAAGCTATTTAAGACGTTAGTTGTTGCAACAAACTAATATATATATTTTTTTAAAAAAAGGAGGAATGCTCAATGAACTATGGAGGAGAAAGCGGATTATCTGCATCAGATGTAGCTTTATTGACTAATGGAAACACCAGAAACAGCGGTGGATTTGGCAGCGATGGTGACAATGCTTGGTGGATAATACTATTCCTAATCTTTGGATGGGGAAGAAACGGATTCGGCGGAGGATTCGGAGGAAACGGAGGAGGAATTGGAGAGAACTATGTTCTAGCTACTGACTTCGCTACTATCGAAAGAAAATTAGACGCAGTTAATTCAGGAATATGTGACGCTACATTTGCATTAAACAACACAGTTGTTAATGGATTTTCAGGAGTACAAAGTGCTTTATGTCAAGGATTTAATGGATTAAATGTTGCTTATCTACAAGGAACAAACAGCCTAGCTTCTCAATTGGCTAACTGTTGTTGCGACCTAAGAGCTCAATTAGCTGACTGCTGCTGCACAACACAAAGAGGAATTGATGGAATAAACTACAACATGGCTATGAATACAAACAGCATACAACAAACATTATGTAACAATACAAGAGACATAATAGAAAATCAAAACGCAAACTACAGAGCATTACATGATGAAATAGTTTCTAACAAGATAGAAGCTAAAAATGACAGAATAGCTGAATTGACAGCTCAAGTAAGCAAATTACAATTAGCTGCTTCACAAGAAAGACAAAACACATATTTAATAAATGAGTTAAAACCTTGTCCATCGCCTAGTTATATTGTTCCAAACCCAAATTGCTGTTATAATTACGGAGTAAATGGTTTTGGATATAACAATAGCTGTGGCTGTAATTGTTAATTGATATATTGACAAAGAAATCCCACCCGTGATATATAATGGGTAGGAGATGGTTTTATGAGAAAACCAATTAAAGGATTTGAAGGATTATATGAAATTAGTGATATGGGAGAAATTTTTACTCTTCCTAGAGAATTACCAACGCCAACAAGTAAATATCAGAAAAAAGAATGTAAGTCTTTTGGATATAAAGACTCAAAAGGATATTTAGTTTTTGATTTCAGAAGAAGAGGAGGGAAATGCGTTAAGGTACATAGATTAGTGGCAGAAGCATTTATACCTAATCCTAATAATTTACCACAAGTTAATCATCTTAATGGGATAAAAACTGATAATAGAGTTGAAAACTTGGAATGGTGTGATAATTCATATAACCAAAAACACGCTTTTAATGAGGGGTTGCAAAAAGGTAATTTTAGCCATCCTAATTCAAAACTAACTTATGATGATGTTGTTTATATAAAAACAAATTATAAAAAAGGAGTTTTAGGTAAAGGCATTAGAAGTTTGGCAACCAAATTTAATGTGTGTTGTGCTACAATTCAACAAATCATTGATGGTAAGTCTTATAAAAATATTAAATAAAAAGCAAAAATCTAAAAGATAACCTGATTACAGGACTTGCAATATAGAAGAGAGGTAGCAGGTTCTATCTCTCTATTATTTTAGAAGAAAGGAAAGATAAATATGATACAATCATTTATAAATACAATAACAACATTAGCAAGTAATTTGGCTTCTGTGGTATTTGAAAGAGATTGCATAAGAACCAATAGTTGCAAAGGATATAACAGTTGGTTATGTCACAATGAAGGTTCTGCAAACTATGAAATAGTTTCAGGAGGACAATATAGAATAAATTTTAATGCAACGGTTTCAAGTGCAACAGCTGGAGTAGTGGCATTTGCTTTATTTAATAATGGAGAAATGATACCAGGGACATTAATGGCTGAAACTTTAGCTGCTGCTGGAGATTATGCAAATATTGGTATTTCTAAAGAAATTAAAGTATGTTGTAAAGGGAACGCAAACATATCAGTAAGAGCAGTTTCAACAGTTCCAACGGCAACAGACCCAAATACTCCAATAACAACTCAAGTACCTATAATTGCTAGTGCAAACCTAGTTATTGATAGGAGATGCTAGGAGGTATTGAGTTATGGAAGAAAAAGAACCAAAAAAAGAAAATAAAGAATTATTTCAAGAAGTTTGTGAAAAAGTAGAAGAAAAAATAAAGGGAATTATAAATATAGGTATAACTCCAGACAATATTGAAGCTTTAGGCGAACTTGTTGATATTCATAAAGATTTATCCAATGAAAAATATTGGGAAGAAAAAAAGGAGGCAATGAAAATGAGATATAGAGGTTATGATGAATATAGCGAAGGTGGCTATGGAAGAAGAGGTAGAGACTCACGAGGAAGATATGCAGGAAGAGGATACCAAGGTGAAGAAATGATTGAAGAGATGCGTGAACACTATGGAAATTATATGGAAGGCGGAAGATATAATGGACCTGAAAAAGATAAAGCTTTTGATTATATGTTAAAATCAGCAGAAGAATTTTTCATGCATTTAATGGAAGAAGCAGAACATCCAGAGCAAATGGAAAAAATCAAAAGAACAGCTAGAAAAATATCAGAAATGAGAATATAATTATGTATAGATATTATAATGCAAATCCTAGAGATTTACTAATAGATGATTGTGTATTAAGAAGTATTAGTGTAGCTGAAGGGATTTCTTGGAAAGAGTGTCAAGAAAAATTAAGTTATTTAGCAAACGAAGAAGCAATGTTACTGAATGATGTCGAGTTTGTTGAAGAATATCTTGATGAAAGATACCCAAGAAAATGTCATTATGGTATGACAATAGGAGAATTTGCAAGAGAGTGTCCTAAAGGTCATTTTGTTGCTACAATGGATGGGCATATTACTGCAATAATCGACAATGTAATAGTTGATACTTTTGATTGTTCAGATAGGACTATGAAGTGCTGCTGGAAAATTATGTAAAAATCTACCGACATTTATGTCGGTAGGATATATGGTGAGGTACTCAAGTGGTTAAGAGAGTAGTCTGCAAAACTATTATCAGGGGTTCGATTCCCTTCCTCACCTCCAATAGGGCAATTTTCTCTAGGGAAGATTGCTCTTTTTTGGGTAATTTGCTATAATAAATTTAGGAGGGATAAATATGTTTTATATTGAAAAAGGTATTAATATATATGTAACTAGAGGCGATAAACTTCCTCTATCAATAACAATGCAAAACCAAGATAAATCCCCATATTTATTCAAAGCAGGAGAAATAATAGGGATTAAAGTTATAGAAAAAGAAAACATGGCAAATGTTTTGCTACAAAAGCAATTTGAAGTAGAAGAAGATGGATTTGTAGTAGATATAGATTTATTAAGTGAAGATACTAAAATAGGAGAATTAATAAATGAACCAGAAGAATACTGGTATGAAATAGAATTAAATCCTGATAGTCCTGAAACAAATACAATAGTTGGATATGACCAAAAGAAAGGAGCTCCACTTTTTGTACTATTACCAGAAGGAGGTAATAAAAAATGATAAAAGTTAGAGATGCTTATGATGGACAAATTTCTGAGCGAATCAAATTAAATATTGATTTAAGTAGTAGGCAAATAGTACTTGGAAAATTTAATTCTACAACGACTTATATATATCCTATATTGGAAGATGTAGAAATAGAACCAAAGCTTGTTCCTCAGACGTTTAAATCTGATGAATATGGATATAATATGGTTACTGTAAAAAAAATACCTGCTGAAAACTTATCTATTTATCCTACAGAAGAACAACAAAATTTTGAAGGGATTTTTAATAAAATAGATATAGAAGCTATTAATTTTATACAAACAGAAAAATATGAATCTCCAGAAATAACTTTCTCTAGTACAAATACACGTCAAGTAGAAACTAGTGTAATATTACCAGTTAAAAGTGCAAAATATATGAAAAGTGTAGAGTTAGTTAAAGACGAGAACTTAATATCAAATAATATTAGGCAAGATACAAGTATTTATGGAATACAAGGTTCACCAACAGTAAGTGATACAGCAGACGCAACAGCAACGTCCGAAAAAATCTTAGAAGGAGAGACTGCATATATAAAAGGTAAAAAAGTAGAAGGTACAATAAAAGAATATGATGGCTCTTATACTGGCTCAGGGATAATAGTTTAGTAAAATGGAGGTAGAAAAATGCAAATTAATTTGACAGATAAAAATGGAATTGTGCTTCATACAGGTGGGACTTTTGTTAAAGAAGATATAAGAGTCGGAGTATCACCAGAAGATTTAAATGTTTATCCACTTACACGAGAACAAAACTTTGATGGTTTATATGGTAAAATTGTAATTGGAGCAATACCAATAGAACAAAAACAAATTGAAAACTTAGATTTTAGTGAAGAACAAATTGTAAATATTATTCCAACAGAGGGGAAATATTTAACTAATGTAGGGATAAAAAAAGACATTAATTTATTACCAGAAAATATAAAAAAGGGAACTGTTATTTTTGGTGTCACTGGGGATTTTACTTCTATGGATACTAGTGATGCGACAGCAGATGCTTATGACATAGCGAAAGGAAAAACAGCTTATGTTAATAATACAAAAATAACAGGAAATGTATCAGAAGTTACAGGGAAACTAATATTGTCGGAAGAATATACTGACATAACTGAAACGAGTGAAAAGGTTGTTTTTAATTCTGGTTATATGAGTAAAGATTATTTGTTAAGACCCAATTCGCAATTGGAATTTGCTACATATAAATCAAAGCTTGCAGAAGAACTTGGAGTTACCCCAGAAAAAGTAGCATCAGGAAGTACAATTTTAGGAGTGGATGGAACTGCTACTGGGTCTGATACTTCCGATGCAGATGCTTTGGAAAGTGAATTGTTAGAGGGGAAAACAGCATATGTAAAATCAAAAAAGATAGTTGGAACTATGCCTAATAATGGTCAATTGTTATATACTCCATCTGCGGAACAACAAATCATACCAGAGGGATATACTTCAGGAGGATATATTGAATCAGTAACTAGTAGTGTAGATTCTAATATTCAACCTTTTAATATTAAAGAAGGAGTAAAAATATTAGGAATTACAGGAACTGTTAAAGAAGGAGTAGAATCTCAAGAAGAATATGATTATCAACTTTCTATGGCTAAAGAAATTTTAGGGAAGGAAATTCCTTATGTTCAATTGGAATACATAGAAAGCCTTTCAGACAAAGAACAATTTATAGACACAGGAATATATGCTTCCAGCGATGTTGAATATGAAGTTACATTTAATATGAGTTCTTTAACTGGAAATTATTGGGTTTGTATTATAGGAGCAAGAGAAAGCTATTATGGATTAGGTATGACATATATAAATAGAATTTCAGGTTATGGTACAGTGGCAGAGCAAACTAAAGAAATACAATATGGTATTGGTTATAACACATCCGATAAAATTGATTATAGAGACCATCCAGTTTGGCATACTTATTCTAATGTTAAAACAACGGTATCTTTAAAAAACAAAACTGTTTCAATTACAGATGGAACGTATTCTGACTCACTAGTTGTTAAAAATGCAGATTCTAAATTTGAAACTGACATTAGTTTGTACTTATTTAGATTACATCACAAAATTAATTTGAGTGATAGCTTACCAGCTTATATGAAATTATATAGAGCTAAAATATGGGAAAAAGGATTATTAGTAAGAGACCTTATTCCTGTAAGAAGAATTGAAGATAGTAAAGTATGTATGTATGACCTAGTAACTGAACAATTCTTTGTAAATCAAGGAACTGGTGATTTTGTAGCTGGAGGTGAATTATAATGTCTAATAAATTAACAGAATATTTAGAAGCAATTAAATATGAAAAAGATGAAAAAATTATACCTGAAAATATTAAAAAAGGCATAAGAATGTTAGGTATAGAAGGAAATTTTACTTCAGATGCAAATATAACAGAACAAGAAATTATATCTGGTAAAATAGCTTATGCACAGGGACAAAGAATCGAAGGAACTATGCCTAACAACGGAATATTAAATTATAATCCTTCAGATTTAGAACAAAATATACCACAAGGATATGTAGAGAGTGGAATTGTTGAAGCAGCTAATATTACTAAATTGTATGAATATGCTTGTTGTTTAGATATAGTTAATTCTATATTAACAGGACAGCAAGTTTTGCCATATAAAGAATTGGATTACATTGAGGCTAATAAAATGCAATATTTGATACTTACACCATTGTGGGCTAATCCTAGTTGGACAGTAGAAACAAAAATAAGTTTTGATTCTTTTTACAACTATCAACATTTGTTATCTGTAGATGAAAATGACAGTTATCATGAATCGTGGGTAAATTCAGAAGGAAAATATTATGTAAGATTTGCAGCGGGGAATAAGCAAGAAGTGGCTCAATTGCAAGTTGAAACACCTTATATAATTACAAATAAATTTGAATCTGGGTATTGTGCAACATACGTTAATGGGGAACTAAAAAATAATACATATTTTGGAGCATTTACAAGTTCTAATCCTATAAGGTTTGGAAGAAGGTCTACAGGACGATTTTCTGGAAAAATATATTATATTAAATTATATAATGGAGATGTTTTAGAAAATCATCTTGTACCTGCAATTAATAAAGACACAGATGAAATATGTATGTATGATTTAGTAACTAAAACATTTTTTACAAATTCGGGAGAAGAAGCGTTTAAAAGAGGGGCACTCGCAGATAAAACTATAGAAGGACCAAAAACTCAAACAGAACTAAGACAAAAATTAAATACAGTTTTAGAAGAAGAACCAACTAATAATGCAACAAGTCCAAAAGTACAAGATAACATTTTAGTTTTTAGTGGAACTGAAAAAATAGAAGGAGAGGTGTTGATATTATAATGGCAATAAATACAGTAAGAGTCGACGGAGTAGATTATGACATCGAAGACATATATCCAATTGAATTAATTTATAAAGAAAAAACACATCAGGAAAATAAAGAAATAAAAGATTTTTCATGGGGAGATATGACCCCTTCAATGGCTAATGCTAATTCGGTAGTAAGTAAATATAATGGAACTTTTTGGATGACAGATTATATGTCACCAATGGTTGGAAATAAATTAAAAAGTGTCACTTTACATGGTAATACAGAAGGAGGTACAATAACCTTTTTAGGAAATAAAAGTATCTCATGTGACAAAACTATTACTGATGGTTCTATTATAAAAAGTATTGCAACAAATTTAAGAGATAGTGCTGATACGATAGAAGTTTTTTCTATAACGGTTACAGAAGGGTTACAAACTTATTTATTAGATGGAACTGATAATAGAGTAACAATATTAAATCAGGAAGCAGTTGATAGTTGTCCTTTAACTATGGGTGTTTGTAAAGCCACAGAACCTCAAGATACATCTACGTTTAAATTTAATTCAGACAATTTAACTGATAGCGAATACCTTATATTTTTTCATTTAGGATTTGGTACTGGTGATATATCGCCAGCAAGAAAAAGCGGTTTAGCAATATCTTTTGAATATGAAGAAACCACTATAATTGATGATGCGGCTAAATTACAAATGACATTAAATAATGATGAAATATTAGAAGTTGAGTTACCAATTGAAGAATCAAATGGAAATACAAATGTATTAGCTGGTAAAAAAATTAGTATATTAGGAGATAGTATATCTACGTTTAGCGGATATATTCCAGATGGGTATGGACCATATTATCCATACGGAGATATAAATTCTGTTGAAAAAACATGGTGGTATCAATTAATAACTGAAAATGAAATGAATCTTATTAAAAATGCTTCTTGGTCTGGTTCATGTGTTACTGGAGATTCAACTAGTACAACAAATGCTTTTGCTGGTTGTTCTGATGCTAGAATAAATGATTTATCAAATGGAACAATCAAGCCTGATATTATTGTTATTTTTATAGGGATTAATGATTTTGCATTAACTTATCATAGAGAATTGGGAGATTTTACTGGAGAAACAGCAATACCATCAGAAGGAACCATAGAAACATTTAGTGAAGCATACGGTTTAATGCTTAAAAAAGTATTAACAAATTATCCAACAGCTAAAGTATTTTGCTGCACATTATTAGAAACAGCACGAGAAGGTTACGATACTGGTGAAAACGGAACATATCCAACAATAAATAACAATGGTGTAGCACTATGTAAATTTAATGAAAGAATAAAAACAATAACAAGTAACTTAGGAGCAAATATAATAGATTTACATTCTTGCGGAATACACTATTGGAATTTAAGTATTAATACAATAGATTCATTACATCCAAATACAACAGGTGCAGTACTAATAAAAGAATATATTGAAAAAGCATTAAAAAGAGTAATTTAATGTAATATTATATTGACAAAGAAAATCACATAATATAAAATGATTGTTGACAAAAGAAATGTTATATGATATAAAATAATTATAGTTCAAACCTAAGGAGAAGTGTGTCACTCGCTTCTCTTTTGCTATATTTTAAAAATAAAAAATGTCAGCCTTATAAAAAAATGTAAAATGGTTTGGACATGGGGTACACCGCCCTATCAAGTATTCAAGTTGTAATTGTTTTACTTCCTCATCTAAAAAAGATTTTTCAAAATAAAAAATGTCGATTCTCCTATAAAAAGCTTTTTGTTTTATGAAGAAATGGAGTAAAACAAAGAAGATGTATTGTTTTTAATAATACATCTTTTATATTGACAATTTATATACAATATTATAAAATACAAATGGTTGTCTTATCCAAAAAGATAAATTCACATAAAGGAAACCTCTTAAGAGGTTTCTTTATTTTTATTGATTATTATTAATGATGATAGTATAATAAAACAAAGGAGATGGATGTTATGCAAGAAGCATTAATTTTGATTTTGAAAAATATAGCTAACTTGCTTAAAGTTAAAACAATATTAAGTTTGTTAGTAATAACAACAACCTGTATACTAACTTTTAGAAATATTGTTAGCGTAGAAGCATTTATGGCTATAGCAAGTGCGATAATAACATATTATTTCACTAAAAAAGATGGAAGTGGGGTATAGTATATGGAAGAAGAGAATGTGGAAGTAATGCAAGAAATTGTAGATGAAAATTTTGAAGAGATTTTTGAGGAGGAAATATAATATGGGGTGTAGAGTATTAAAGAAAAACGATAAAAAAGTAACATTTCCTTTTAAAGGAGCAAGCCATAAAGGGATAGATTTAGTAGGACCAGGCTCTACTTTGGATTCAATTGTTGCTCATAGTGATGGAGATGTAGTTGCTGTGGTTTCAAATATAAATTATAACACATCAAAAACAGGGAAGAGAATATACGGGAATTATGTAAAGATAAGACATGACAATGGAATGTATACATTGTATGCTCATATGAAATATGGAAGCATCTTAGTAAAAGTAGGACAAAGAGTGTCAAAAGGACAAGAAATAGGCTATATGGGAAATACAGGATACTCATTCGGCTCACATTTGCATTTTGAAGTTAGAGACGAAAATAATAAATATATAGACCCAACAGGATATGTTGAAGCTGATTTACCAGCTCCTAAGATGCCAGAACCAGTTCAAGAATTAAAATATAAAGTTGGAGATAGAATAAAAATAAGTGCTGTTTACAAAACTTCAGCAGAAACACAAGCTCTAAAACCAGCAATAACAGTAGGAACAATAACTAAAATCCTTGAAGGAGCTAGAAATCCATATTTATTAGAAAACGGAAATATTGGTTGGGTTAACGATGATTGCATTGAAGGATACAATCAAGAAATTAGAGTAGACAATTCTATTAAAGTTGGAGATAAAGTAAGGGTAAAAAATGGAGCAAAAAGTTATGAAGGAAAGTCTTTAGCATCTTTTGTGTATAAAGAAGTATATGATGTAATTCAATTAAAAGATAAAAGAGCAGTTATTGGAAAAGGTGGAGCTATAACAACAGCTATTCATGTTGATAATTTATACAAATAATATTGACATTTTTTTAAAAATAATATATATATATAAATATGTTAATATTAATGTTGATTTTAATATTAATCTTACTCTTTAGAATCATTTGCGGAAAAAGATAGTGAGTAATGGCACTATCTTTTTCTTTTTTTATTGACTTTAAAAATATAATAAGTTACAATAAGGTATATACAAAATAAATATATTGGAGGTACAAATGGGAATAAGATATGATGATAAATTATTTATCAAGATACCAACAACGATGAAAGAAAATGCGGAAAAAGTAGCAGAAGAGAAAGGAGTTACATTAAGTACATATATTAGAGAATTAATTAATAATGATTTAAAGAAAAAGAAAGTGTAGAAAATGATAGAGATTAAGTTAAGAGATTATCAAGAAAAAATATATAAAGATATAAAAAGAGCTTTTATTAATGGTTCTAAGGGCGTGTGTGCTGTATTGCCTTGCAGAAGTGGTAAATCGTATGTGTTTGCCAAGATTTCACAAGATGCGTGCAAAAAAGGTTCACACGTTTTAATTTTAGCCCATAGAAATTCATTAATAAATCAGCACAGAGAATTATTTGAAGACCTTGAGTTGAATAATTCAAATGTAAGAATAGAATCTGTTTTTACAGAGGCAAATCATTTAGGAGAAAAAGGTCCTGTGGATTTAATTATAATAGATGAAGCACATTTAAGTGGAGCTTCTAGTTATCAAAAAGTATGTCAATATTATGACTGTTTAAGAGTTTTATTTACCGCTACTCCTGCAAGACTTGATGGAAAACCTTTAAATTTAGCAGACACAATGGTAACAGGAATAACAGCAAAAGAATTGATACAAAGAGGAAACATATCTAATTACAGCTATTATGCTCCAGATTTGAATATTGATTTTAGTGCAATAAAGAAAACGGCAGGAGATTATAATAATCAACAATTGGGTCAAGCTATGGGAACAAAGAAAATTTATGGAGATGTGTTAAAATATTATAATATGTTAGCAAAAGATAAACAGGCAGTAGCTTATTGTGTTAATGTGAAGCATAGCCAAGAAGTATGTGAAATGTTTAATAAAGAAGGCATAAGTGCCAGACATATGGATTCCCACACCCCAGAAAAAGAACGAGAATCAATTTTAAGCGATTTTAAAGAAAGAAAATTTAAGATATTGTGCAATTGTAATTTAATCAGCGAGGGGATAACCTTACCTTCAGCTGAGGCAGGATTATTGTTACGCCCCACACTATCTTTGACATTATATATTCAACAAGCGATGAGATGTTTAACACCTAATGGAGATAAAAAAGCAGTCATAATAGATTATGTGAACAATGTCCAAAGACATGGTATGCCAACACAAGAAAGAAATTGGAGTTTAGATACAAAAGTAAAAGAGTATTGTAATGAAAATGAAGACGGAACATTAAAGATAAGAATATGTTCAGAATGTTTTTCTACATTTGAAACCGCTCCTGTGTGTCCATTTTGTGGAGCGGAATATGAAATAACTCCAATAGAGATACAGAACATAAAAGAAATTCAACTAAAAAAAGTAGAAGAATCAAGAGAAGAAAAAAGATTAAAAGTAATGAAAGCTAGAGCAGAAAAAGTGAAAGGATATACTAAGCCAGAACAGTGTCAAAACTTTTATGAGTTAGTTGAGTATGGAAAAATGTGCGGTTATAAACCTGGATGGGCAGTTTTTCAAGCCAAAAGATTACATTTAATGAAATAAGAGAGGTAGAAATATGGAAATAGAATATACTGAATTGGCAATAAATAAATTTTTAGATACAGAAGTAAGACTTCAAACAGATGAGATGCGAAAAAAGTTTTATAATTTATTAAATGTTAAAGAACCACCCAAATATAAATTGAGAGTAAATTCAAAATATTCAGCAGCAATGGATAGGGATTTTTGGAGGATGATTATATATTGTTATAATGAGGTGGATTTCCAACCACTGGAAGATGATATATTATTTGAATTGAGGGAGATAAAATGAAAGAAATTATATTTTGGTTTAGCAACCATAAGATAATGAACTATTGGTTGAACTATGCGATTAATTATTGTAAAGATTTAGGACTAAAAATTGAATATAATAAAATAGAAAACTGGATTAAATTTTTTAAATTAAAAATTTTATTCAGAGCTGATACTTGTGAACAATACTTAGTTGGACAATGGGATAAAAACCAATACTGGGTAGAAGATTTATTCGACAATGAATTTAAAGAATTTTTCTTTACTATTATATTTGAGAATAAACCTTTTATTGAGGATGATGTTAATGGGTAGAAAAGAAACATTAATTGGCAATAAATATAACAAATAAACATTAGTTGGGCATTATTAAGATATAGAGTATTAAAAGGATGGACAATAGAAAGAGCTTTTACACAACCTGTAAGGAGGTTTAGCAATGAAAAAACAAGAAACAAAAATACAAGATGTGGTTAGATTAGAACTTAGTAAAAAAGGATGTAAGGTATTTAGATGTAATGTAGGAAATTTCTTAACTAAATATGGACAAGAAATTAAAATAGGTACACCTGGTCATAGTGATTTATACGGAGTAAAGCCAGGAGGAATTGCTTTTTTTATAGAAATGAAGACTCCTATAGGTAAAGCTAGTACCAAGCAAAAGAATTTTATAAGGGTAATGAAACAAATGGGATGCTGTGCTGGATTCGCTAATTCCGTAGAACAAGCTCTCGAAATTGTGTTTCCTAAAAACGAAGAATAGTGTTTTCAAACACTATTCTTTTATGTTATAATTTAATTAAAGAATAGGAGAGATGTCTAATGAATGAAATATACTCTGGATATGATATAAAGCTAATTAAAGAAGAAAATAAAGCATATAAAGGCAAAATCCTAAAAGTTGAAGGAAATAGCTATCAAAAAAAAAGAAAAGGATATAATAAGTTAAAAAAAATAACGGATTACATAATTAACACTAATAATGAAGCTACATATGAAAAAATAGATGATTATGTAAAAGTCGTTATGCCTGAAACCCCTTCTCAACATGATGGTATTTATATTAATACTGCAAAGACAGATTTAACAAATTATATAGGGCAAAAAGCTTATTTCAGCTTTTACGCTAAAGCTGATGGAGATAGGAGTATAATGGCAAAACCAGCAGGGGAAAATAAATATTATACATTCAATTTAACAACGAATTGGCAGAGATTTGCTGTACCTATTGAAAGCACTGTTGAACAAGCACCTGTTTTTTATTGCGGAACTACATTAAGTACAATTGCTTATTATATTAAAGAGATAATGTTTGAACCAGGAGAAGTATTACATGATTACGAAGAATATGGAGCAAGTCCTAGTTTGGATTTTGTTTCAAAAATAATAAGTATTGGAGAAAACGAAAATGAATTTGATTTAAATGATTTGAATGTTTTATATAGCAATCAATCATCTTATTTATCAATAGCTCAAGGAATAAGGTTGATAAATTCGGTGAAAGTTGAAAATGAATGTTTTAATATTTTTAAAATAGCTGATGTTTCTAACTTAGTAGGGCAGCAATTTGCATTTACAGCAGAATGGCAATCAAGTGCAGAAAATAATGGAAAAGTAATGATTGGATTGTGTGATGAAAATGGTCAAAACACAATACTTGGAACTTTTATAAATGTTTCTGGTTTGACAGAGACATTTACAATCCCAGAGATTACAACATCTAAATATTTGGCTTTATGGTTATATGGAAATGTTTCAAAACCTACAGAAGTTGGGGATTACATAGACTATATAAATATAAAGGTTTGTAAAGGAAATAAAATAGAAGGTTATAGTCCATTTGGACAAGGAAGTTTGGTAATATTTAATACAAATAAAAATTTAGCTGAAATAAATAAAAAAGAATGGGACTTAACAAATCAAGGAATAAAAAATAAAAGTCAAAATAATGGTTCAAAATTGTGTCAATTTGAATTAAAAAAAGGACAAACAGTAAATATAAGTTTAAAATTAATATCAAGACCAAAAGAAGATACAACTTTATCTTTTTATAACAATAATGAAATAGATGATTTATATGGATTTATTGGAATACAAAGAAACTTTAAATTAAATAATGTTTATACTAGAAGATACACAGCTAAGGAAGATTGTATTATAAGTTATAAAATGTGGGGAAATCCAAATTCAGATATATTTGAATTTCAATTTTGGGCTGAAACAGAGAAAGTTACTAATTATAAACCGCATCAAAGTCAGACGAAGACGTTGCATACTCAACAACCTTTTAGAATGGTAGGAGAAACAAGAGACTCTTTTATAAAAAAAGAAGGGAAATGGTATGAAGAGCATAAGATTTTTAGGAAAATATTTAATGGAACAGAAACAATAAATATTATAGAAGAAAATGACTCAAATGGTATTTTAACGAATTTAATTAAATGTTATACATATGAAGCATCTGATATAAATAATAAAAAAGAAAATGCAAATGATGTTATAGCAATGTCAAATTATTTTGAAGGAACGACTTTTAATGATAAAGAAAGAGTTAATATAGTGTACGGAACTAGTGATTCAAGTACAAGAACATTAGTAATGACAACAACCGAAATAACAACAGTAGCAGATTTCAAAACAAAATTAACAGAATTATACGATAAAGGAGAACCTTTATATATAGATTATGTGTTAGAAGAACCTTTATTAATACCTTGCACTCCTGCACAATCAATAATGTTAGAAAGTTCGGAAAATATTCAATTATATGATGGAATAAACCATTTTTATTCAAAAAACAATGTGCCAGCGATGTTAACATTGGAAAAATATTACATAATTGATGATTACGATTTATATATATCATCAGATGGTTTTTTTGTAATACCAGGAACTGATATAAAATTAAGAATAAATCTTATGGAAAGCAGTCTCCCAAGTATGCCAGAGGCTGTAGAGAGTTCTGTAAGGGCAGCGGGAAGAGATGGAGACTATGTTTTAAAAACTACATATGAACCAATTCCTTTTGAAATAGTATGTTATACAGAAGATAATTTAACTGCAAATGAAAAAAAAGAGATGGAGTCAAAAATAAATGTATTTTTAAATAGTATAAAAAATAAAACAAAAAGAATGGCATTTGAAAAAGATGATAAATTTTATAATGTTAAATATAACAATCTAATAACAACTACAAATTATCCAGCACATTTAAAATTTGGAATTCCATTAAAATCTTCGGAATCCTATGGAAAAGATATATTAGAAAAAACAATTGTAGGTAATAACTCAGAAACAAGTAATACTATAGAACCAGTTGGTGCTTTAATAACAATAAATGGACCTGCTACGTTACCTATAATTTCTCTAAATGATTATCCTATAGAATATAATTCTGCAATTACAGAAGGAGCGAGAATAGAAATAGATACTAATAAATCAACAATCAATTATATTAATATTTATGGAGTTAAAACAAACGTCATGAAGTTTTACAATCATCAGTTCCCTAAAATAGAAAATGGTAAAAATACATTAAAAATTTTGAGTGGAATAGATAATGAATACAATGTAAATATAAAATGGAATGATTTAAAATTATAGGAGGACATTATGAAAAGAATAATTATTGGGAATAATTTTAATTTAAAACTTAATAATTGCATTATTCAAATAGACAAAATTGAAATAATAGAAACGGTCAATTCTGATTTTAGCATAAATATAATAAGAGATGGGATGGTATTAAAAAGTGATACCTTCCCTTTAGAAAATAAAGTATTATATGCTGGTGATTATTTAGACTATATAGGAATATATAGAAAAAGTACTAACACTTATGAAAATTATACAGACAACCAATTAATTGCTTTTCAAAATCTGGCAAATGTGCAAGTTTCTTCAAAAAATGGAATAAGAGTAAATGTTTCAAATCCTAGTATTACATTAAAAGTTTATTATTATTCGCCTGATACTATTGATGAACAAATATATGTGCTAAATAAAAACGAAGAACTTATAGCAGTGTTTAACAAGGACGATGAAGAGCCTATTTTTAATCCTAGAATTAAAGATACCCAAAATGCAGAATCAATATTAACTTTCTCTATATCTCCTAAAAATTCAAAATGGCAGACAATAAATAATCCTGAAAATCTATATGTGGTAGGGAATCAAGTATTCTCTACTAATTTTGAAGGATGTTTTCAAGAATTTATAGCAGAATCAAATGAAGATTATATAGCAGTTACAGCTTATGAAAGACAAAAATTGCTTTCAAGAAAATATGTCAAGGCGTGGAATAGTGAAACAGGTTTTGAAGCTATTGATACATTTATGGTTGTTATTTTATCTGGAGGAGATTTACCTTTAAAAAATGATGGTATAGTTATTAGTAGCAATCATTTAAAAGGAACGTCTGGATATGCTTTAGATGCTTTGTTGTATGGAACAGGATGGACTTCTGGAGAATGTGATGTGGAAGGAATATTTGATTTAGAAACAGACCAATTAGATATTCATGAAAACATATTAAAAATTCAAGAAATATGGGGAGGAATTCTTGTATTTGATAGCTACAATAAAATAGTTCATCATAGGGATGAAACTAAATGGTTACCTTATAATGGATATGAAGTAAAATATCACAAGAATATGCAATCATTAGAAAAATTGTATAACAATAAAATTGTTACAAAGCTTTGTGTATTAGGAGAGGGTGGATTAAATATAAAGTCTGTTAATAATGGAAGTCTATGGCTAACAAATTTTGATTATACAGATTCTGAATTAGAAGGAATTGAAAATAATCCAGACATATCAGACCCAGAAAAATTAAAAGCATGGGGAGAAAGAAAATTAAAAGATTTATGCAAACCAAGGAAAGAGTTAACAGTAGAAGCTTTTCTTTTATATCAAGTAGAAGGATACGAATTGGAAGAAATATCATTAAATCATATTGTAGATGTTATTAATTTTGCAGGTACTGAAGGAGATATTGAGCAACTAAGAGTTGTAGGGTATGACCATGGGGTATGGGATTATTCAGATGCAATAATTGATTTAAGTGATATAACCTTAGAGAGTACAGATATTTTTAAAAAGACAATATCAGCAACTAACAGTATAAATAATGGAACATTAGATTCAAAAAGAGTTGTAAGTTTCTTTGAAAATGGGAAGTCTGTTTCAAGTTCAATAAATGAAATAAATGAAAATTTTGAAATGACAACATCTGTACTATATAAAGCCGATGAAGAAATTGGAGGAAAAATCGGAAAAGTAGAGGGAGAGGTCAATGTTTTAACTGGAGAAATAGAAATTCAAAAAACAACAATAAATGAATTAAAATTAACAATAGAAGGTCTTAAAAACCAATTAACAAAAACTGGAGGACAAAATTTAATAAGAAATTCTGTAGGTGTTTTTGGTAATTCTTATTGGGAAGGAACGGTTACTCAAGATACTTCAACAGATGTAATGCAAAACAATGAATCTAGGAGTGCGATTAGACTTCCTAAAGGAGATTTGATTCATTCACCTGTGTTTAATTTGAAGAATGGAGAATATAATATTTCTTTTAA